GCATTTCATTTACTATTTTAGCCCCACCACCAACATAAACAGGTCTATTACTTCCTACTTTCATTCTTCTTAAAGAATCTTCTAAAGCTTCAACCCATTTATTTCCATATAATGCTCTAAGTTTATTCTTATTTTTTTTAGAAAATATAATATCTACATTTTCATTAAACTCAGTCATTAATTCTTTTCTAAGAACTTGATCTATATTTTGCATTAAATCAGTAGTAATATCACCGGCTAACCAGTTTTTACCTGGAGCTGGATATTTTTTACCTTTATTTATTAATCCTATTTCATCAGCAAAAACATTTAATTCAGCGTCTGCTTCTACAGCTTTTACTAATCTTTTTACATCTGCTTTAGACATGCCAGGAATTTCTAATCCTTGTTTAGCCCAATTATAAACTCTCACTGCTTGAGATCTAGTATATGGTCCTACGCCTATTTCTTGCATCAAAGGATTACCTTTCAGAGTACTTCTTAGAGTAGGAAAGTTCTTTTTAAGAGCTGCAAAGTCATTTGCAACTGCAACTTTAGCAGATAATATTTCTTGTTCAGCTTTATTATAAGGATCAATTAAATTATCTTTAATAAAAGCCATGTGTTTATTACCTTGTTCGCCTTTTCCCATAAGATCATACATTAATCCCATAAAGTCTTCTGCTGAAGGAGTTATAGTAAATTGTCTTATAAATCTTTTTAATAAACCTGCGTCTTTTCTTTTACCTTCTAATTTTCCTCTAACTGGAGAATATTTTTTATAAGCTTCTTTCCCAGTAACTTCTTCTATTTGAGTATTAAAATCTGCATCAAGTTTTTTACCTTTACTCATCATTACTTGCTGTACTTTAGATTTTACATCAACTCGCTTTAAAATTTGATCAACCGCTTCTACATTCATTTTAGAATCATCAGCAAAATAGAAATCATTATAACCCTCCATTGCTTTATTTAACACCCAATCAGCTTTAGCTTGTGGAGATCCGTCTTCTAAACCAGTTATATTTTCTAAAGGTATATTTATACCTATAGTATCTAAAAATTGTTTAATAGCTGGTGCAGCAATTTGAGGACGCGCTGTTAATATATATATATCACCACTACCAAACTTACCCTGACGTTTTCTTGCTAAATCCGCTAATGGTCCTTCTTTACTTTTCATATCTACATTTTCAAAGTTTTTGAAATCAAAACTTACCGTATTACCCACCCAAGTTCTAGAATTTTTAAGGTTATTCCCAGACATCATTCTACCAGCATGTTTACCAAACTCTGAAGCAGATATTGTATATTGTTCTACACCATCTAACAATACTATAACTCTTTCTTTTGTCATAGCTAATGTATCATCAAAATCAAAAACACTAATACCTTTAGTGGGTTTGTTTATTTTTTTAGCTTGTATCTTAGCTCCTAATGAATGCATCATTATTTCTTTTTGTTCAAAAGATCTTTGGTCGTCATTTAATATGACATCAAAATTTTTAGCATTAGTTTTAGCTTGTACTGATTTAGCTTTCTGAGTAGGTAAACTTACTTTTAATTTTTTCCTATCTAAAGCTATAGGTTTACCTTTACTTTCTACTATTAATTCATTCTGATAACGTATAGATTCTAAATTTGTATCACTTTTATTTTCAATAGGAATAGTTAATTCTTCAGCCATAGAAGGCTTCCCCTTCTTAATCATATTTTTGATACTGTTTAAATCTAAATCTGACGCTGCATATCTAACTCCATCATATTTACTATCTAATAAATCAGCTGCCCAAAACATTTCAATTGTAGTATAGTCCGGCATAACACTTGCATGTAATCTATCTACCTTTTCATCATCTTTTTTAGATAATAAAGTTTGAGTATAATTTTTATGAACAAAAGGTTTTATGTTACCATAAGTCCCAGTTGCTACAGCATACATTAACATTCCACCTATAGTTGAAGCTGGAGGATTATGCTCTTCCCTATATTTAACACCTTTACTATATTTATCACCTTTTCCATGTTCAAATTTATCCGATCTATAAGTAAATGGAGCTGCTACTTTTATAAAACCATCAGTTGCTTGATAACCATTTTCTATTATTTGTGCTGCTAAGTCAGTTGATATTAAACCTTTTGACACTCCAGATTGTAAATCATCTATAATGTCATCCATTATCGCAACATTAGCTTTACCTATCTCTTGATTAGCTTTACTAAAAACCTTGTTAGGGTTTTTTCTATTAACGTTAACTTTTTTTGGTTTTGGAGGTTTCTTACCGTGTTTTTTCTTGTAAGTTTTTACAGCTTTTTTCTTGAGTGTTTTAAAATTTAGATCCTCTTTACCCCAAAATATTTTATTCCTCCCTGGAACTAAGCTAAGTCCTTTATTTTTTAACCTTTTTAACCTTGGCAAGCTTGGTGCACTCCATGCGCCAGGAGTTTTCTTAGATGGAGTACCTTTTACATAACCAATATTTCCAGCAGCATCAATTGTTTGGTACCAATAAACATCAGGGTTTTTTAGGTCTTTTTTCCGATTATTATCTTCAAGCCATTTACGTAGTTTTTTTGTTGCAGCAGGTTCTTTTCCTTCTTTATTTCTTTTACCTAAAGTAGCTCTTACTGCACCTGCCGACCCCATAGAGTCAAGAACAAGAGGATTAATTGCTACTTCATCATCTCCAACTAGTTGGTCTAGTTTATTTATTATATCCGGTCTGTTTTCGTTAGTAATAGTTACCTTATCAATACCAGCTGCTTCTCTAGCTTGGGGCTTACCTGCAGTTTCTAATAATTTATTATAAATTTCAACTTGGTCCTTAGTAAGAGGCTTAATTTTTTTACCTTTACTAAACATTGCCCCAGATTTAATTCTTTTAGGTTTTGAAGTTGTAGTTTCTAATATACGATTTCTAATATGTAATCCTAACAAACCTCTAATAGTTTGTGCAGTTCTATCTCTATATATAGGCTTGGTTGGTTTAGTTCTAATTAGATCTAAGTAATCTTTTAACGTACCAGTTAACTCACCATCAGTATATAAAGCGTCTCTTACGTTCTTAGGTATAAAAGTACCTTTACCTGAAGCGTCTACAGTTTTTGGTAAACGAGCAAAATCATCTTTAGCATTTTTAAGTAAAAATTGTTTCGCCTTTGTAAGACCTTCAGCATCTTTCTTTTGGAAATTTCTTTTCTTATCTATTATAGTTTGAGGATTTATTCCAAACATATCAGCATAAACACCTGCTACTTTTTTAGGTATATTTCTTGTCTCTGCTAACGTAACTTCTTTTCCTTTATATGAATCAGTTATTGCCTCGGTTATTGTAGCTTCAGTTTTTTTATCTAACCCCGTGGTTTCACTAGGTTTTTTAACTACTTTCGCCTTTTCTGTTGTTTCCGTGGTTTCTACAGTAGTAGTAATAGCTTCTTTTAAATCTGTACCTTGTTTACCCACTCTATCTGCTATAGCAGCGTCGATTTCAGGTTTTCTAGTTCTAACAGTTTCTGCTAAATAAGTACTAACTTGTGCAGGAGGACCCGCTGGGTCTAATGAAAAACCACCTAACAAACTAGTATTTCTAGATCCATATTTACCTTGACCTGATCCTTCAAATTGACCTAGCATTTGATCAATAACAACCTCTTTAGCAGCTTCCATTTCTTGCTGCGAATTTATATTTAAAGATTTACTAATTAAAGGCCAATTTTTCTCTACAATAGCTTGAGCAATAGGAAATCTATTTTCTCCTTTATTTTGAATTTCAGATACTAAAGCTTGTTGTAATATAGAATTATCTAACTCCATGTAGGTCTGAGTACTTTCTGGTAAATCTTTTGTCTCTATAGCTTTACCTTTTGATTCTTGAACCTGTGTTGGTGCTGTACCAATATCTTTGCCTGTATAAATATCAATTCCAGCACTTTGAATTATTTCTGGACCTAGTCTTTTAAACTTTTCTTCTATTGCAAGTTCAAGATTTTCTTTATTTTCACCTTTTGCTTTTTTAAGTTCAGTTCTTAACCACTCAATGTCATGCATCCAAAGGTCATCTACTTTCTTCCTTCTTGTTACAAGAGCATTATATCCTGGAACCTCTAAATCTCTTCCACCTGCGCCCCAATCAACCTTCCAAAACCACGCGTCCGTATCCAGTCCGTGCTTTTTAGCATATGCTGCCAAGTGTCTAGTGTGAGGACTCTTAGCAAATTCTTCTTCTAATAATCTATCAAAGTTACCTAATCCCGAGTTCTTTGAAAAAACGTGATCTATTTGATCTTCCATTGTAAGAGGTTTGCCTTTTGATTCTTGTATCGATGCTTCTTCTACTATTGTATCTTGATAATTATTAAAAGCTCGTTCTGCTTGAGTTCTATTTTCATCAAACACACTACGATCAACTTGGTTATCTTGAACTTGTTGAGTTCTAAATTCTTCAAAAGTTGTATCTTTAGTAATTTGAGATACATCTAACCTTTGATCAATAGCATCTAACTCTTCTTTTGCTTTCTCTCTAATATTTGGTATAGCATTTATTCTATCGCTTTCAGTTACAGGTAATGCAATTTCTTTACCTTTAGATTCCTGTGTTTGTTCTGTTTGAGCGGCTTCATCTCCTCCAGCACTAAGTCTTGTACCACCATCAATAGTATTAGCACGATAGTTTTTCATAAAAGTAGAGACATCCGCTGCGGTTTCTACTTTTAACATCCATGCAGAATCTCCTAATACATTATTTATAGCACTATTAAGATAAGATTTTAAAGATGGAATAGATTGAAAATCACTTTCATTAAGAATACCTATAGCCATTGCATTGTTTATTTGCGCTAACATTTCTTCATAGTTGTATTCACCGTTTTGTTTATACATGTCTATTCTTTCTTTTAACGCTGTATAATCTTCATCATTAATCGCCCCAGTTTCTTTTTTAGCATCAACTAAATCCATTAACTCTTGTGTCGCAGCAGCAGCATCACCTTTTAATTTACCATCTATTTTTAAACCTTTAGCCGCAACAGTTGCGTGAAACAATTCTTCTAATGGAGCAACAGCTGCGTAATTTGCTTCAGCTATTCCAGAAGCTCCATGCATTCTTTGATTCATTGCTCCTTCATTAATTATAATATCTCCATTAATAGTATACAACCCATTAGCTGGTGCATCACCACTAAAACTTTCTACTGCAGCATCAATTTCTGCCGCTGAATATCCTTGAGCTTGTAATTCTCCTCTCATCGCATTAGGATCACCAAAAGCAGCTTCAGTTATTACAGTAAACTTTTTGTTTTTATCTGATAAAGTCATTGCAGCGTCCATTGCGAAATCATTTAAACCTAAAGTATATTGTAAATCTAAATTAGTTGTTAATCCGTATTTAGTATTTAAATCAGTCATTTTAGCTAGAGTACTTCTATCTTTAGCACCTAAAAGCTCGTTTTGTTTTTCAGATATAGCAGCAAATTGATCTCTTATACCAGCTTCAGCATCTTTAAAGTCTTGACTTTGTGTATCACCAGTAGCACTTAAAGATCTCATTCTACTGTTTAAAACTCTTTTTTGTCTAGCTAAGTCAGCAGCTTCTCTTATTTGATCAGGACTTAAGTGATTTAATTTTTGAAGCGTCATAGCATCGTGGAATGCTAATTTTTGTACTAATTGTTTTCTTCTTTTTAAAGCTTCTTTTAATTCAGGACCTTTTAGTTTATCTAATTTAGATTGAATAACTATTAATTCATTTACATCTTTTTTATTAGTTATAATATCATCTCTAGTTTTAAATTCATTGGTAAGAATATTTTTTGTATTTGCCATGGTAGTTGGACCCATAATAGCAAAAGATGTTATAGCGGTTTTAACAAAGAAATCCGCATTTAATCCTTCTAATAAACTTTTATCTTCATTTAATGCTACAATATCTATAGCGTTATGACCTATTTGAGTAAAGGCTTCTTCAAATACTTCACTAGGCATAGCTTTTGTAATAGCAGGTCTTAATCCTTTAATTGTTCCTTTAACTAAAACACCCGCAAAGTTGGCAGAGTTTGTATATAAATGCTTTTTAGCTATTGTTTTACCTAATCCTTTAGCAGTTGCATTAACTCCTTGAACTAATTTTAACGATCCCATTGTTTCTGCTACTGTTGCTACTCCACCATATCCGTAAGATGACCAAGCTTTTTGAGCAAAACTAAAATTATTTGTTAAATCATTATCAAGCTCTTCTTTTTCTAATATTAATTGATCTCTCTGTTCTGGAGTTAAACCCTCACTAGCTAGCGCTGTATTTATATCTTTTATTCTATCTCGCATATCATACTCTGTAGATAAAAGTTCTCCATATTTTCCTCCAGATTCCCCAGCAAAGAATATTCCTTGTGAAGCTCTCATTGCATACAAACCATAAGTCTTATTAGCCATTAAAGCTGCTCGTCTTGCACCAAAACCAACCGCAGCACCTAATCTTATTCCTCCAGAAATAGCTGCAGCTGCTGGTATAAATGTAGTTAATATAGATGGACTATTATCAGCTAAAGCTTCTCCCATATAATCTAAGAAACTAGCTCCATCCCCTACATTATCTAAAGTTAAAGAAGGAGGAATTGTAATCTCTCTTTTGTGAGCTAATCTTCTATTGTAATTAGCTAAATTTTGTTCTATTACAGCTATACTCTGATCAATTTCTGCTTTTCTAGCAGGGTTATTTGTTAAATTTTTTATTACCTTCAATCCCACTCCTTGAGTTAAACGAGCAAAATTAGTAAACCCTCCTATAAAAAAGTCTTCTAATGCCATAGCCGCTCTTCCTGTCAAGGAGTAGTCCATGCCAGCTGCTTTAGCTATCATGTTAGCTTTATCTATACCAGGTTTAGCAAACTTTTCTATATCACTATTAAATTTTTCTATTAAACCTTTAAAGTTCTCTTGTTCTTTTATAAGAACATCATATTTTCCTTTAAAATCTAGTTCTTCATAGTCGCCATATACCGTTTCATATTCCGTGACTATACTATTATAGTCTTCAAGTTTTTTATCATATTCAGCTTTAGATAAATTAAAATAATCTTCTTCTTTTAAATCAATTTCTTTAAGTTTATTTGTAAAACCAGTTAATTTATCAACATAGGGTTTTTCTAGTTTTTGTAGAGCTTTAAATTTATCTTCTATTGCTTTTTTATCCTCTTTTATAACCTCACCCATTGCATTTAACCCTTCCTGTTGTTCTGCTTGAGAATCAAGTTCAGGTTTTAGTGCTAAATATATAGCTTTTTTAAGTTGTTCGTCATATTTTTCTCCCCCAAAAACATCATCCATTTCTCTAAACTCTAAATAAAGTTTATCTTGAAAAGCTTTCTTTTTTCCTTCTAATAATTCTTTATCAGAAAATTCTACTTCACTCCCCGCTTTCCACTCTGTATACCTATCATAATTCTCACCTAACTGTCCTTTAAGATAGTCATCATATTCATCTTCACTTTTATATTTTAATGTATGATCTCGTATTAATTTTAAATATCCAGAATCTTTATCAAGTTTTTTCTTTAAACAATCAGTTAAATTAGCACCATAGGGACTACAAATCCCTGCATCTGCAAGTTCTTTTGAAGCACCAAAGCCTGATTTTTTGCCTTTAAACTCATTAAATTTCTTTAAATTTTCAGCTTTGAAAGCATTTTTGTAGTTTTGTGAAGCTGCACTATATTTATTTCGATCTTCTTTTGACATTTCAGCTTTAGCATCATAAGTGTCAAGTATATCTGTTTTAAATAAAATATTAGCAGCGTTGTTTTTAATATCTTCTTTGTTTAAAGACTCTTCAAATTTCTTACTTTTAAACTCATCTAGCTTTTTGTGTGCTTTAGGAGCAATATAGTCTATTATATCTGTTTCTTTTACCGTTACAAACCCTCCTTGAGTGTTTTCTTCATAGTCTATACCCATTTTTATCGCCTCTTCTTTCAGAATACGCTTTTTACTATTAGGATCTATATCATGACCAGGTGGAACTTCTACTACCTCGCCTCCTTGATTCTCCTCTTGTTCCTCAACAGCTAGTTGTTCTGCTTCTTTCTCTACTCTTAATTTCTCCTTGTATTCAGCGATATATTTTTGAATTGATTCTTCGCTATATCCACGGGTATTAATATCAGTTCTCAGTTTATTTTCATACTGTTCAACTGTTAATTTATTACCGTTCATACTATTTTATTTAATTTTCTGGTTGCTCTAATTCTTCTTCCATTTGAGGTTCTTCAGTAGGTGTTTCAAAAACCGTTGCATCTTCAGGTACAGATGGAATTTGATTAGTAGTGAATTGTAATAAGTAGTTTTTATAGAAATAATTTTTATATCTATCTTCAAATACAATTTTAAGTTCTTGAGATAATGGTAAAACCTCGTCATAATCCCAAGCTAAATGACCTGCATTGGCGTTTTGAACCATTTGATCATCTTCTTCTATACTAGTGTCTTGAGCTAAAAATACATTCCAAGCAGCTACTGTTTCTTGTTCTGATGATAATAGTCCTGCTACTTCAGCGTTTATAAAAGGATCAATTTTTCTACTTATTTTATCCATATCATATTTAAGAAGATTTCTAGACATACCATTTCCTATCTCTACTACTTCATAATCATAAGTTCCATCAGGGTTTTTTAATATAAATTCTTCAGCTATTTTTGCTTGAGGCATTAATTCGCCTGTTTCAGGATCATTAGATCCACCCTGCATTATACCTAATTCACTTAATAGGTTTAACATTTCTTTGTTAATATCAGGAGTTGTAGCTACTAAATAACTACCAGCATTAGATAAAGCTTCTAATGTAGAACTGTTTATTATTAAAGGTTTTTCAAAGAAAGGTCCTTCAAATATAATTTCTTGAGATCCACTATCTAATAAGTTTATAGCTACGTTATAACCTTCGTTTTTACCAAACCCTGGTTTTCTAGTCATAATTTGATTAGCTACAGTATAAGCATAGTTTTGACATACATCATAATATCTATCGTCAGTAATACTTAATTGACTCATAACAGAGGAAACAAAATCTAGTGATTTTTGAGGAGCATCTTCTAGTCTTCTTAATTGTTTTACTTCCCATTCACAATTAGGAGTACTACATTGGTTGTTTTCTATGGTTGTTTTTAATTTTGCATATAACCTTCCAGTTCCGGCAAAGGTTGTGTTTAAAATTCCAAATTCAGAAACAGTAGGGGTAGCTATGTAATCCATGTTGTATGCCATAGCATCACTTTGATTCATGAATTTAATCATGTGATTTATTTGTATGTTCTTATCCTTCATTTTTATTTTGATTTTAGGATCCTTGAGCTGATATTCCTGCGCCCAACGTACCCATTCCACTTGATATTGCCCCAGTTAAAGCTGCTGTTCCCGCTGCACTTTGAGCAGAGGCTTGACCTCTTAAAGCTCCTATCTGGTTAGACAATCTATTAAGTTGTTGCATGTCTCTATCTTCTTGAGCTGCAAACATAAATTGTTGACCTGCCACATCAGCTTGTTGTAATCTTTTTTGTTCTGACAGTTTTTGTTGTTGTAAGGTTTGTTCTCCTTGAACTCTTAATTTATTATTCTGAGCTTCTTGCATTTCAATACTAGCAGCAACTCCTTTTTTACTTTGTAATGCTGCTTGAGCTAGTGCAGTTGCACTACCTGATCCACCACCAGTAGTTCTTATCATATCTAAAGTATTAGCTAAAGAAATATCTGCTTGCTCTATTTTCATCTCTGCAGCTGATGTAGCTACTCCTAAACTAGCAAATGGATTACTCATCATACCACTTAGATCTGTCATACCTTCGTAGGGATTAATAATATCTTGTCTATTTTCTTCGATTTGATTCATTTTAGCCCCTAAACGACGTGCTTCAGCTTCAAGTGCTTGTGCTTTTTTCTTCGCTGCATTACTAGCTATAATTCCAGCTGTTATGGTTCCTGCGGCTACTACGCCTGCTGCGACTACTGTCATATTATTTATTTTTTAATTGTAATTGTTTCTGTAAAGCTTCAAGATTTATTTCTGGATCATTAAAATCTTTAGCTAATATATCTTCTAATATTTCTTCTACACTTTCTTTTTCAGTTGCATGAACTGTTATCCATGTTGTATCTTCGTGAATATAAATTAATCTTTTAGTACCTGGTTTAGTTATATCATGATAAGGAGCTTTAACTCTTTTTATACCTTGATCAGTTAAAACAGAAACATCTCCTTGTAATATAAAATAAGGATGTTCTTTTTTATGTATACCAGTAGAGATTAATTGTCCTTTAGGCATAAATATTTCTCTAATATATAAACCACCAACTATAGTATGTTTTAAAGGATTGATTTTATTTGCATCTTCGCTTCTTCCTGGAGTATTAGGGTTTCCATAAGCTCCTGGTAATGTAACTAATTGTTCTTCAAAATTCATAATAAGTTCTCGGAACTTGTTTATTCGTTCAACCTCCTCTAAACTATACTCTTGTTTTGTTAAGGAATTTTTCATTTAATTTAATTTAATTTAATAACCGTTATTCATATCATAGTTTGTTGCTACGGAGAATAGTTGTTTTTCTGCACCCACGTTTGTAATATTATCCGTAGATACTTTAGTGGTAAGATAAAATCCTTTTAATCCACTTATATCACTACCAAATATTACTTCACCTGGTATCATAGTTAATGTAGTATTATTTATTATATCAGCTACGTATTTATTTTCTTTTCTATTAAACCCAGAATGATAACGAGGCCAACCTGGATTAGTTGTACCTAATGAAGCATTATAATTAGCTCTAGGAACAGTACCAGTAAAATCTAATATTGCTTCTGCAGCGACGTCTAAAGCTTGGTTACATGTTAAGAGTCCAGTAGTAGTATTATAACTAACAACTGTAGTACCTGTACTAACACCAATCCCACTAACTATAGCTCCTGCGGGTATAGCTCCTGTTGTACTTTGTATAGATGTTATTGTAAAAGTAGCATTACCACCACCACCAGTTATAGTAACTACATCCCCAACTGAATAACCTGATCCTACTGCATTAATAACTACATGGGTAATAGCACCATTAACAACGGTTGTATCTACAGTTAAACCAGTTCCACCGGCTGGTGCTACAGTAGTAGCAACACCAGTTGCTGCCGTATAACCAGTTCCTGCCGCTGTAAGACTGTAAGAAGTTACTCCACCTATTAATAAAGTTACTGTTGCTATAGCAGAAGCCGCGACAGTTTGTCCATTAGCAGTTGGTTCAACATATTCTCCACCTAAATAACTAAGTATTTCTAAACCTGAATCTGTAGCATTTAACCATTGACCTGATGGTGTTACACTTGGATTTTGACCTGTCTGATCAGACAACATTGATTCAACATACCAACCATTACTACCTTCGTAACTAATAGTTTTAAAAGATTTAGATCTAGTAGGTTCTGGATTAAATACTGCGGTAACATTACTGGAATTATTAACTCCATAAAAACTACCTCTATTTACTCCAGTAGAATAATGTTTATATAATTTATCTCCTTTAGTACTATAAAAATTATTTCTTACACTAAACATTTGATCAGGAAGATAACTATAAAAACTAGTCCACCCTTGAACTAATGGTTCAAATGACAATGTATTATAAGTTACATCACTTCCTTTATATACTGTATTTTGTTGAGTAGAAATTACATATTGACCATTGTATAAATCCCAACCACCTCTTACAAAACCAGGGGTTCCTCCTAAATCTAAACTATTTAATTCATCTCTAAAATAATCTCTCATTCCGGTGTTAGAAATTTCTATAATACCCGAATTAGATAATTTTAATATAACATTATTGTTTTTATCTGAGAAATACTTATCATAACCATATACTGCAAAGCTTTCTGGGTTTTGAGAAATACCATATTTTCCTGGTATAGGTTGAATTACACCTATTACTAAATTACTCGAAGTAATAGCACCTTGTCCTTCAGCTGAATAAACAGCATCTTTGTCTATTAAAGCTCTACTAACTTTGTTTTCTTGAAATATATATAAATTTGTATCTTCTGCGTAAAGTCTTTGTATTGAACCGTTTGCAGGATCAGTTGCTTTACTAATATCTTTTCCCACGCTAAACACATTGGTATCATTAATACCGGTTCTAGAATTAAATATACCTGAGTATATCATAGCATTAAACCTAACAAAAGCATTGGGTTCTTCTTCTACTAAATAAGCTTTCGCTCCATAACTAGTAGAAGTATTATTATAACCTCCTCTTATTCTTGCTTCTTCTATAGCCCAATTATCTGGTTGATCAGTGTTTTCAGCAGTAACTGGAAAACCACCATTAAGATCACTAGGAATACCAAAAGATCCATTCCATATTGGTTGAAGTTGGCCTGTTAAAGTCTTTCTTAAAACGAAGGAATTAAAATATTTTACTTCTACTACAGCTCCCATATATATTATTACTTATTTTACTCTTAAATTACACCATTATATATCAATAACGGTTTTTGTATATTTGTATTGTTATTTTCTTTCTCACATGGAGCACATTTATCTCTTCCTATAAACTTTCTCCAATATAAACCCTCTTTGTATCCTTTACTTTTATCATAAAAAGAAGGATAAGTTTTAGCAAATTTTTCTTCTTTATCAAACTGGATTCCTGTTTTTTCTTCATCTACATTTTCTACTACAAAAAAATCAACTAAACCTCTTTCTTGCACATTGTTTATAGATTTTACTAATTCTTTTTCATCTCCATTACCAGTTACAAAAATATCTATATCTTTTGTCTCTCTATCTTCTACCACTCCTCCTATAAAATATAACATATATCCTTTCCAGTTTTGTTTATGAATTTTTTTAATAGTTTCTTCTATTTTTTTTCTTGTTATCATTATATTATTTCTATTGCATAAGAAGTTATATCAATTATTTCCGCAGTTTCACTTCCGCCACAGTTTTCCGGGGATCCACTTCCATAATCATAAGTATAACCTTCATAACATCCTGTATCACCACAGCCAGCAACATTCTCACAATTATAAGGTGGGCAATCAAGTCCGCTTCCCATGGTACCGTTTAAACCTTGAGCGCAAAGCACTGTGTCTAATAAAGTATTTAATCCTGCTTGAGAAGGAGTTGCTTCTTCATAAACAAATAATGTATCTCCCCAATTTGGTCCAGGTCCTCCATCATCTGGGCAGGTTGTGTACGCGTTTGTTTTATCTAAGGTTATTACACTACCATCTGCTAAATTACTTAAACCACCATCAATAGGAGGTAAATAAGCATACCAACCTTTATTAGCAGTTATACCCGAAGTAGTTACCTCAAATAAAATAATAGGCCAATTTATAAGTTCATAACATCCTTTTGTCCATATATAAGCATTTTCTGAATAATTAACTATAGTTCTAAAATCTACGGAAAAGTTATATGTTGCTACAGGAGAAATACCAGCATCTTGTGCTTGCACAGTAATATCATATATATCTATAGGTAGAGCAGGATTGTTGATAGTAATTTCTGCTCTTTGAATAGTTCCTGTTTGAGTAACTGTTAAAGCAAAATAACCTAAATCTTTACATTCATCACCAGCTAGATTCACTATACTTTGGAATTCTAATGTTAAATCTTTCCATTGTAAAGCAGTATTATGAGCACCATTCTTAAAATCACATGCTGCTATTACACTTGTATCTATTCTTGATTTATATATTGTATCTCCATCAGATGGATCAATAGTACCTGTTCTTGTTGGTGTTACATTAAGTGGCCCAGCGGTTTCTGAAAATTCATTATTAGATATCTCACCATCAACACTTGTAGTTGTGTTAAAAGCAAAAGTAAACATTCTAGTTGGATCATTAGTAGGAGCACTAAAATATATATTATTATAATAATTAGTTGTTGTGATAATGTTATAATAACCTGAAGCACCTGCTTCTAAAGCAAAATAAGGTCCTCCATTAGCGGTTAGTTGTCTATCTATACCATTACCATCTTTTACACTATCAATCGTTACACTATCAATGTCTCCTGGAGCAATATCAACTCCAAATCCGTTTTGTAAAGTAAAATCATTATTTAATATATCAGCTCCATCATCTAAGCCTTCATTCCAGTTAGATGTATTAAAAGTAGAGAGTTCTGAAGCACCTCCAGTTGAATTTAATATCAAAGTATTTAAATCACTAAGAATTCCACTTGAAGACGTTTCCCAATATAAATCTAATAAAGATTCTACTGGTTCTGTTTCATATATAGCTAAATACTGTGCGCCTGGTCTAATTAAAGTACCTAAATCAGGGTGATCAAATCCAGGATAAAAATCTAATCTATCATTTTCTAATACAGTTATATTATAAGCCGCATTAGTAGCATCTACTACACTAATGGTACCAGTACTTGTTGTAGCGCTTGTGTAATTTCCTACATATATACCTTCAGAAATCCCATAACCTACAATCCAAGAACCAGCTGTTGGGGTTCCAATAACATTCTTTAATAAAATAGTACTAGATGAAAGATCAGTAGAGTTAAAAGTTAAAAGAGTATTATTAGCTAACGTTACTTCTTGGCTTAACGTTATATCACCACCTACATAAGCGGTCACATAAACAGTTCCTATTATACCTGAACCAGTAACAGTTGAATCTACTGCAATATTACCAGTAACATTATCTATAGCAAAAGTAGTAGCAGTTACTGTACCTACCGTATCGGTTTGAGCTGTTCCTAATTGTAAATCTACCAACCCACTAGAGTTAGCGTAATTAGTTGTTACTGTTTGCCCAATTTGAGCATCTGTACTAATTTTAGCTACTAAAGGATTAGAAGATAAAGCATAAAATGCTCCGTAATTATCTGGCCTAGGTGGATCTGTAGGGTTATACCCAAATAAATCATCTAAAGTAGAAACTGTAGAAACAGTATCTGTAGCTCGACCTGGAAAATAAGGAGTATTTGTTTGACCTATGTTTTGAATAATCGCTCCAGTATATGTAGGAGCTGTAGATGTGTTCTCTACTCTTCCAAATAATTGAACAGAACTTCTAAACTGTTTTTGAGTTGGTCCTAGTTCTGTTAAGTCTCTAGGTACTTTGTTAATATTATCATTTATCAGAGTTGTAAACGATGTACTACCTAATTCTAGAGTTTGATCCTCTGGATATGATGCAATAATTCCAGGTAAATATACATTATAATATTCTTGTTCTGTTTGTTTAACTACTATTTTATACGAATACCAACCTAGTGGATTGTAGTTAGCACTTGTAGAGTCCCCATTATATATTCCAGGCCATTTGGTAATAGGATTGAAATTATTAGGAGTTATAGGGTCATTAAATAAGACTTTAAGAGAATCTCCAGGCCAGTCTTCTGGCTCTATACCGGGACTATTGTAGGCTGAATATACAGTATCACCGATAAACGAAGAACTACCTATTGTAGAAACTGTATCGTTATTAGATAAAATAACTGTAGATTGTCTACCATACCTATCAGATAATACTACTCCTACTTGATAATTTCTATTTTGTTTTAAATTATGATTAGGATATTCTACTTTACTAACAGTTTGTGTATCAGGGCCAACAGCGGTAAAAACCAAAGAACTTGGATCGACCAAAGTAACATTATTATTAAGGATTAATGTTGTACTTAAATTACCACCAGTAACCAACGTGTTAGCAGGAATTGTAACCCCAACTGTAGAACTTGTAACTATACTTCCAACCATTATAGTGCCTACAACTGTTCCAATTGTAATAGATGTTCCCGCGGTTACACTACCAGTTGGCGCTGTAGATGTCGCTGTACCGTCTTGTAAACTAAATGCTTCTTTTTCATCAACAGCTACATTGTAATTTAATGTATCTTTAGGAGTATGTTTGTTTTGATAATTTCCATATATTACTCTATTACCTGAGACTTCTTGTGCTAATGCTCTTACTGGTATTTTATCTGCTACTCTAGTTAGTTCATCACTAGGAAGAGTTTTAAAAGGTTTTTGAGATAGATAAGTATAATCATATATTAAAGTAGCCGCGGCAGCTGTAGCAATATCTGCTACTGGAATAGTCTCTATAACTTTTACAGCCAAACCATCAGATTCTTTATATAGAATATCCATTTCTGTAACCTTAAGACTAGTTTCTAAAGCATTCCCTGCAAATGGTAGTGGAACTCTTAATTGAAGTTCATCTACTTTGTTTTCCATAAACCGTACAATAGTACTTCTATAACTATCTGTTTGATCATCTTTTTTAGGTATATCATCTCCATTTTCTACATACATGAAATATCCATCTTGTTTAGGTATAAAAGCTTCTTGAGTAAATGGAGCCATAAGTGAATACTCTCCATTATCAAATTTAAATCTATAACTAAATCTCACAAATTTATCCTCTAAGTAATCTTCATCACCAGCATAGGATTTATCATAAAAATAATTAGGATTAAATACTAAAACTGTATTATCATTTAAAGCGGGTAAATTAGCAGAAGCTGTTAAAGTATTAGTACTTGCGTCATAAGAATCTACAGTTCTAGAAGTAGATGTCATTGTTCCATCACTTGCTACATAATAAATAGTAGCACCTGTAGCACTATAAGGACTATCGACATCAGGTCCACCTCCGTCTAAAATATTACCTTTAATACTATCTATTACTATATCAGGTGATCCTCCAGCAAATCCTCCTGGATCGTTAACATTAGCTTGGCCTCCATTAGGTTGATACAAACTAGTAACATCTTGCATAGTAGTTTCATAAGGAACAGCTGCAGAAGAATGAGCTGATCGCCACAAATACATTGCAGCATAAGGATTGTATTTAGCTACAGATATTTGATCTTCTGTAGTATAATATCCAGCTGTAGCGATAGCTGTATCCCAATTTATTACTCTAGGTTGATTTCTATTATCTGTCCAGTATAATAAATTTTCTAATAAATTTATTCCATATATAGGATTAGTTCTGGAGAAATTTAAAAAAGCTCCAGATACTAAAAGAGTAGTAGTACCTACACTGTTTGGATTAGATGAGGCAGTAAATTTTACTATAGCATTGTTTGCGGTAGTAGAATAAGTATAATTACTAGGAACAGGATCTGTATAATCAGTTAAAAATAAATAAGCTGAACTATCACTCTCATTGGTTACATACCCAATACAATACCAGTTTGCACCAGTACCTGTTGCAGTGTCAAAATTAATTTCTTCTTTATTTCCTAATACATTTTCTAATGAACCCACATTTGGACCCTCAGATTTAGCAACTTGTACATTAGTAGCATCTCTATACTCTCCGTTTGGTAATAAACGAGCGTCTAGGTCTTTATTTAATTTACTTTTAACAAAAGTATTAATAGTTTGTGCCATTAAATTTTAGTGTTTAATCCATTTAGACTTGCCTCTCATTACTTGAATAAATTCTCCAAGTTTAATCTCTGATAATCTTATTTTTGCATTTCTTAATGCAGCATATCTATCTTTTTTATATCTTTGTACTATAAATTCTTGAACGTTTGCTCTAGTAGCTAAGATATTATAAGAAATACTTTTATACATAGCCTCTTCAGCCATTTTAGGAACTCTAGTGTCTAAGTCATATGCTAAACCATCTGACACGTATTCTAATATCATAAGTTTATTAGCTAAATTACTAGAAAAAGTAAATTTACCTTCTCTTTCATTTACTCCAAACCATCCATTTCTATTAGCATATTTAGTATCTAACCCATATAATTGTCCCCAATTCCATGGACCATTTAATCCATAAACTGATACAGCGTATTCGTACCAGCTATCCCACTGATTCCATGTACCATTTAATAATCTAACATTTGCTTCCTGCCATCTTTCTTCAGTAAGAGAAGTTCCTTCTAAGTCTTCACCAAAATTATCTTGTGTAGGTATTCCTTTGTCATCTTGTAAAGGAGTAGAATAGGGATTAGTAGTTAATTCGTTAACAGGTAACATTCTACGTTTAACACCCATAGCATCTATCCAAGATAAGTTAACATAATTAACATAATCTTGCGGAATAACTAGAGATAAACTTTCTGGAATATTTAATTCTTGAGATTTAATACTTTTTAAAGTATCATAACTAAACTCTTGTAGTGATCTTTTTGCCCAAAATACTACATCAGATTTTTTTACTGTTTGTATTAGTTTTCCATCTCCTACATAACCAACCATGTAATTATCAATTATATCTCCTAATTTAAGATATTGGTAACCCCCATAGTTATCTTCTACAGCTTGTCCAATAGCTTCTTCAGCAGGAGTATCTCCATACATTCCACCATCTAATGTTTTAAGTTGAACTATAATATAAATATCAATTCCAGGATTACCAGTAATAGTTATAGTGTTGTTAGTAACTGTATACGCCGCGGTGTATTCACTCCAACTACCAGGAAAACCTGTTGTACTAGTATATAATTTAAAATTATTTAGAGCATAATTTTCTTCAGTAGGATCATAACTTCCAAAAACTAAAGCTGTATTAAAAGTAGTAGTAAAAGCTTGGCCAGCTGTGTTTCCCGCATCTCCTCTAAAGCCTTGTGAGCCTTGATAATATTGTTGATTAGTTTCTGTTATTCTTGACATTTTTTATTAAGATTTTTCGTTTACTTCTACTTTTTGTGCTTCAGCTGTAGCAGTTTGTATAACAGTAGGATCATTTATAATAACCCCTGCATATTTTAAAATTTTTGTGATAATATTAGCTTGTTCTGATGTATCTAATTGAAAATCAGTAGAAGTTCCACTAGTATAAGTGTATTGTCCTAACGTACCAACATTGAATCCCCATACTGGAGATGTAGGTTTTAGTACACAATTAGCTGATACACTATCTGGTTTAGGAGATATTTTTAATAAAACCTCTGGAGAAGTCGCAGGAGCTATTGTTGCATTGGTTATATAAGCCAAAGGATATTGACTTGTAGGAGTAGTTAGTTTAGATTTACTTATAGTAGTATACTCTTTTTTACTTACTAATTCAGTCATAGAATCATATCTAGGATTAGTAGTATTGTAGATAGATGTAATTTCACCTATATTATATAATGAACCGCTACCGCTAAAACGCCACGCATCATTGTCTACATTATAAGTAAAAGCTTGACTACTTTCAAAAGGATATAGTTTATAAGCGTTGTTTTTAAACACGTTAAAAAACTCTGTATCATTTTGCATGTTTTGTTGATTGGCACGGTTTAATTGATTGCCATCTGGAAAATATGATTCAAATATTTCTTCTTGTACTTGTGTAGCTAAACTATTAAACTCTCCGGGGTTAATATATCCTCTTTGTTCTTTGTTTAATATGTACAAGACTGTTGTATATACTGTATTTATATTTACCGCCATTATATTTTTTATTATAATACAGAGGTGACGTATGTCACCCCTATATTATTATTACTTGTTATTTAAGTTTTTTATCTATAGATTTATAGATTTCTACACCTTCGTCAGTTTTTAAGAAAGCCGCAAATGCAGAATATGGGTTTTCATCAAATGGTACATTCATTAATTTTCTATTATTTGATCCCCATGTAAAAGTTCTTTGGTCTTGAGATAATCTTATTATCCCCGCCTCAGTTGCTTTAATAGCTGTATTCCTTAGTTGTACGTTCTCATCTTGTATTAATGCTAAGAACATTTTAGGATTAGATTTTGCGAACAACAATAAGTCTCTTTTTATTTCTTTAGAGGCCATGCTATCTACACTTGATCCTTTTTCAACTCTTAATATAGCTTCAGCGTGATCTATGTCTATAGTTCTAGCTGCATTTAAAGCGTCAATTTCTATTTCTAATTCGTCTAATTCAGTGTTAGCTACTGCTACTGCACTAAATTCATAATAAATTCTATCTTTTAAAGGGTGATATAAAGAAAGTAATTTTTGTAAATTAGTCTTTTCTTTTGGAACTCTTAATTCCCCATCTTTAAACATAATATGACCCATAGTTGCTTCTCCTTTTTGCTCATCAGCTAATGGAGAGTCTTGATTGGTTGCATATCTAAGTTCTCTTTGTTTACCACTTTCAGGATCAAACCATAATAAAGAATGTTTTTTAGTATGTTTTCCTGGTATAGTTAAAGTTAATGGATTATCTTTTGTTTTTAAAAAATAAATTCTATCTTTTATTTCCCAGCTATCTTTTTTAACTGGTTGTTTTTTTACTTTTGGTTTTTCTACCATTGCTTCTGTTTCTTCAACAAAAGCTTTTTCATTTTTTGCCATAATATAATATAATTAAATAGTTTATAAAAGTAATAATTACCCCCGTCAATATAACGAGGGTAAGAATTACATTTGTTGAATCATTTAGATTCCTTTGAATAATACAAAGTTGTTAGCAGCTTGCGTCACTAAACATCTTTCTGAAAGGAAGTTAACTTCCATTGCATCAAGAGTAGATGTGAAAGCACCACCAGCAGAACCAGTTAACCAAGATTTCATTCTTCTATCATCACCTTCAGACGCTCTATATCTTACATGTAAGAAAGGTCTACGGATGTTAGTTCCTAAAATTTGATCATAAACTGTGCTCGTTCCAGCAGGAACTAATACACCTTCAATTGAATTGATACCAACGATACCACCTCTTGTAGAAGCGTCGTTTAAGTATTTCCAATCAGTTTTATAGAAGTCATAAGAACCTCTTCTGAATCCAGAGAATCCAAGATTAAGCGCCATTTCTTCTGAATTTTCAAATAATCCAAAAGCAACACCTCCATTAAATCCTGCAGATACACCAGCTAGCATATCATCAAAATCTAAAGCAGTTTGTCTTTGTAAGAAAAGCATGTTTTCTTCAATAGCACCCTGAGTATCTAGGTTTTTAAGAATTGCATCAAACTCATCAAGTCCAGCAGCAGCAGTAAATCCTACTTCTACATTTCCTCTAGCGTTGATAGCAGCAAATAAACCTTCAGTACCTGGTAAAGCAGCTGTTTGATAAGGAGCAGTACCACCCGCAGCGTTTGCGTTAGTTTCACCTTCAACCATTGCCATTTCTAAGTAATCTTCGAATCTTAATCTAGTTTCAGACTCAGCTTTTAAATACCAAAGGTATCCAGAAGCACCATCTTCAGTAGCAACTTCAACCCAACCGATTTGAGCCATATCAGATCCAGTAACAACGTACTGACTTCTAATTATAACTGGTGAGTTAGAATATTGTGTGAAAGAAGGGTCTACACTTAACCTAACGGCAGAGTTAGTTCCAGCTAAAGCACCTGCAAGTGTTGTTCCTTTTGTATAATCAGAACCGTACACAAACATTTTAATTGCTCCAGCAGCTACACTAAATCCTTGAGCTGTTAAAGTCGTGTTTGGATTAAGACATTGTACTACAACGTTACCACCAGCACCAGCAGTAGTTTGAACAACTATTGCTTTTGCTTCTAAACCGTTATTTGGGTCTAGAATTACAACTGTATCATTTACTGATATAACGTTACTATCTGCACCTGCAACGGTAACGGTAGAAGGATTACTTCCAACACCACCACCAGCGGCTTGAGTACAACCATCATAAGCTATGTGTAATCTATTTTGTTCAGACCAGATTACTTGGTCAGAGGTCATAGGCATTTCTGCCCCAACCATTCTCAAAAAGCCAGATAACGTTCTGTTTCCATAACGCTCTACTTCTTGTTCGTAAATTTCTGGTAAGTATTGCTGCGCAAAATCCCCTGCTCCTGCAGCACCATCAAATACTAAATAATTTGAAGGGCTAGGAGTTTGAATCTGTGACGGAGTAATACTTCCAAATTGTGGAGTTAAACTCATAATTTGTTAATTTTAATTGTTAAATTTTCGTTTTTTGATTTTCAATTTTGTAGAATCTGAACCACTAATCGATTTTACTTTTAAACCTCCGACAAAAACTTCACCTGTGTTTCCTTCTCTTGCTTTCACATCAGAAAGATTTTTAGACGTTTTTACTACATCTTTTACAGCGTCTGCTTTGCCTTGTTCATAAAAATGACTGGCGATTTGATCTACATTTTCAGCAGCATAAATAGCTTTATGATAACCAATCGGGTCTGTTATATTGCCTTCTCCATCTAGGAACTTCCCGATTAGATTGCTAATGTTTGATTGATTCTCCACAACAGCATCACGATTTTGAACATTGTACTTGTATTTTTTATCTCCAACTGAAAAATCAAAACCTTTGAAATCTTCAGAAAATAACTCTTTAGTCTTTTGTTTAAATGTAGTATGTTGTTGCTCAGCAAATTCTTGTTGCTCATTATAGCGATTAAAGAATTCCATAGCTTTTTGTTGTTCTTGAGTAACACCCGGTCTCAACTTGATCTCGTCGTAATATTTTTGTTTCAAGTCCTCCAAATAGTTTTTGGCTTCTGCAATTGCTTCTTTTTTAGCGAGTTTTTTTCTTTTGACGTCACGCTCTTCGTCAACTTCTTCATCATAATAGAAGTTTTCTTCCATTACAAAACCTACTTCCTCATCATTAAGATGTGGTTTAGATTTTTTATAATATTCTTTTAATAATGCTTCTTCGTTTACTTTAGAATAATCCGCGTTTAATCTAGTGTAATCTTCTATAGTACCACCAGTTTCTTCCATGAAGTTAACTAATTTTTCGATGTTTTCTGGTAAAGCTTTACCTAATACTTTTTCATCTCTAACAGCTTCTTTAACCTCTTTTTCAACTTGTTTTACTTCTTCTTCTGTAACTTCGCTGATTGGAGAAAACCCTTCAGAAGTCTCGTTGGACTTTTGTACAGGTTCTCCCACCTTTGGGCTATCTCCGGATGGTTTGCCCACAGGTACTTTCTCTGTTTCTCCGATTTGAATGGCATTATCTTCGTTTTTTAGTTCTTCCTTAGGAATAGTTACTTTCGTAACATTATTAGGAACCTCAATTAAAGGTTCTTTTGGATTAATAGTTACTTTAGTAACATTATCTTTTTTTTCTCCTAATTTTTTAGGAGTTTTCTTTTTTGACTTTAATTTAAAGTCACCTTCTTGTTTTACTTCCTCTTGAGAAGTTGTTTTTGTTTCTGACATAATATAATATAATTAAATAATTAACTGTTTTACATGAAAGGGGCCATATTCAAACCGCTTTCTGCTTCAAAATCAATAGCAGGGCTATCGGTTTGTCTTTGTTGGATCATTTTACTCTGTTGAGTACCTTCCATTTTTATTCTTTTATCTTTTCTATCTTCTATCAAAGCTTCTTTTTCTTGTGTAGCTTGACGTTCCATTCCTTTTAATTCCATAGCATTTTGATGCTCTGCCATTAATTTTTGTTGATCTAATTGTGCTTGTAATTGCATACGATCTTTCTCAAACTCACTCTTAGCTTTTTCATATTCTACATTTGCACCACTAATAGCTTGTTGTTTTTGTACTTCAGCCATAGCTGTTTTTTCTGCAGTCTCTGCTTGCGCTTGAGCTTGTGCTTGAATATTAGCTTGTTGATTAGCTTGGTCTTGTTCACCTTTAGCTTTACGTTTAATTTTAAGCATTTGATTAGCTAATTTAAGATTTTTGATTTGTCTTAAATCAATAGCATCTTCTAAATCAATACCTTGAGCCTGTAAAGCTACTTGAATGTTCTCTTCTAATTTAGCTTGTTCTTCTTCATCTGGTTCTAATTCTAAGAATATACCAAAATCATGCAGATTAAGATTAACAATTTCTTCTAATGTTTTAATATTAAAAGTAGATATAGAATTTTGTAACGATGCCTTCGTTAATGGAAACTCTAAAGCATCAGCTATTTTTAACCCTATATTTTCAGCTAATTGTAATGTTAAATATAAACTAGATTGTACGATATGTCTAGTTGCTACATTAGAAGCATTAGCTGCTATCTTTTGTAATCCTACTAGTGTATTTCTATCTGGAGTACTTCCATCTCTAGCTTCATTTAATCCGGTCACATCTCTTATCATTTGTAAATAATATTGATATGTTTGAATTAAACTTTGTATTTTCGCTCCACCTGCTGAAGAATTAAGTTCTTGAATAGGAACTTTTCCTGGATTCATATCTCCTTCTTGAGTAAGTGATCTACCAACTATACTACCAGTTTGGAAATACATATTCAATGCTTCTGCTGGATTATAATTAGTACCATTTCCTAAATCAACTTCTGCCAAACCATCCATATCTAAATATACACCATCTGGAACTAATCTTGAAATTACTTGTTGTAATTTTAAATGAGTTAATTGAATCATATCAGCAAAACCTATACATTTACTTACTACAGATTCAATTCTACCTTTATATATTCTAGGAGCACAAATACTATAATTCATTCTAACCTTAGTAGTATCAGCCATAGGTCTAGACATATTTTCTGCTAAATCCCACTTCAACATTGTGTTAGTTCCTAATACTTTAGCTCCACTATATAAAACTTCTATAGATCTTGATACTCTTTCAAAATTATCATTTTCTGGTGGGTTAAAAGTATCTGGTTTTTCTATAGCTTTAATTAAACCTTGATCAGTTTGTTTTATTTTAAATACTTGATTATGATAAGTTTTATAATCAAAATATAAAACCTGTACTGTATTTTCATCATAATCTCCCCAACCTGTAATATAAGATCTATTACCAGGCATTGCTTGTATTCTTTCTAGTTCTTCTTTAGATATATTAGGAAATTCTTTTTTAAGTTCTGGTATAGTTATAGCTTTTAATTCTCCTACGTAATATATATCTTCAAAATTTGGATCTTCTGTATAAGAATATACTAAATAAGCTGGATCTACATAATCAACAGTAACTCCTTCAGCTGTATTAAAATTAGTTTTAGCTGCAGCAATACCACAGACTGTTAAGTCCATGTTTAATCTTCTTCTAATAAGATCGTATTTGTTTTGAGCTAAAACACTAGATATAGCTTCTTCTTCTGCAATTTCTATAGATTGTTTATAAGATAATTGCATGTGTAATTCTAATTCTTCTTTAGTTTCTGGAATTATATCTAAATCAGGACTTTGATATAAATCTATTCCTAAAGTATTTTTTATTAATTCTAAATAAGGAAGAGAAAGCATATCTTCATAAATTTTAGAAGCATATTCTGTTCTTTTCTTTATAGAATCAGGATCTTGAGCATAAGCTTTTATATCATAAGTTTTATTAGATACACCATTAACTACAATATCTACAAATTTAGATAAGATAGGAACAGGTTTCCAGTCTAAATTAAGGTATGATAAATCACCATTAATAGCTAATTCATCTTTGTATTTTTGTATAGATTGTTCGCCTCTAGCATACAATCTTAGTTGGTGAAAATTATTCCAACTAGTTAAATATCTATTACCATTAGTCCTTCCGTTACGAAACCACTCTTGTTCTATTGCTTGAGCAACTTGCTCGCCGTATTCCCAAGTAGCTTTTTCAGCATCGCTTACTACTTGACTAGGAAAAACGCTGTTGGTGTTAGTGTATATATTCATTTAACTTATAATTTTTGATGTATTTCCTCTATTATCATATCTTGTTATCCCTAAATCTACAGATTCTACAACTATAGGTTTACTTGGGGCGTATCTATGTTTATTACACGCCATTAAAGCAAGACCTGAACTAATAGAAGCATCATGTGTTGTTCTATTATTAATATTAAATCTAGCCCAATCTTCTAGCGTTCTTTGTAAATACATATCTCCATATCCTGTTTCTTTTAATCCCACGAAATGTTCAATATATGTTTCAATAGCAGAAGCGTGTGCTTGCTTAATATCTTCACTTGAGTTAGGTATTCCACCTATTTCTCTTTCTGTAACTGATAATTTATTTCTTCTTTTGTCGGGTCTATTCATTGCAAACCCTCTATAACCTCTTCTTTTAAAATAATATAAAAGTCTAGGTTTATTATTTTCTGCTAGTATTGGCATTCCGTAAAAAACACAAGCCATTAAAACATCTTCAAAGAATATTTCAGCTGTTTGAGGACGTGCTATATATTCTAAAAAGAAATGGTTTGGTGGATGATTTTCCATACTAAACTTTGTTAAACCATGTAAAGATCCGTTAGATCCTCTTTGATCAACTGTTCCGGATATATCATATGGATCACATCCGAAAGCACCCATGTGTTCATTACCTGGGTAATTAACTCCATGTTTCATATATCTACGGTTTTGTAGATTTATTTCTGGAACCCAAGTAACTATAAACCTACCCTGTGTATTAGGCATAAATATAACTTTAGTGTCTTGCTCTCCATTCTCCCACATAAAACTTCCTTTAGTTATATTTAAGGAGGTTTTAATATCTTCGTTATAATCTATTTGTTGATATATTTTAGTTAAATTAAATAGAGATTCTTTAGATTCGTCTCTGAAAGCGTGTTTAGTAGTTCTTGGGAATTGTCTATAAAATTCATTTAAACCATCTTGATCATCTTTTAATCCTTCAACTTCATTGTCCCAATATTCTATTACGCCTATTTTAATATTAACTCCGTGTGGTCCTTTAACATTTTGTTTTGGGGTCTCGAATACAGGTACGCCATAAGCATCAATGTATCCCTCGTAGTTCCATTCCATAGGTATGAACAAACTATATAATCCTGAGCGAGTCTGTCCATTGGCGTTTCTCTTTGTAACATCTGAGTCATCGTATAATTTTTTAAAATTTCTACCTCCTTTATCTAAAGCATTACTAGTAGATCCCATCATACATTTACCAATAATTCTACTACCAAGTCTTAATGTTGTTTTTGTAACCCTCCAGTTATTTAATATATTGTTAGGTCTCTCCCACTTTCCAGACTCATCATGTACTAATAGTTTTAATTTTTCACCATCATAACTATTATCTCCAGTATTCTTCCAGTCAATAGTTGTATCTAATCCTTCTAATTCTGCAAGATCATTTCCCGCCTCTATACTTCTTCTAGTAAATTTAGATGCAGGTACTCTATAAGCTAATTCTGTTTTAGGTCGATCCATACCATCTTGAATCGGTTTAAAAAAGAAAGGATAATTTACTGATATAGGTACAACCTTGTCAGTAAACATCTTTTTAGCATCTGGTCCGGTTTTAGACAATATACCAAATCTTGCATCACTTGAGATAGTTGCCATATTTACAGCTTCACCTGAAGCCATAAAAGAAAATCCCGAACGTCTGTTTTTAAGATAACACATACCGTAGCATCGTGTATCTGCTTTGCAAGCTTCCCAGAATATAAAGAACAATCTATTTGCTTCTCTAAAATCTGGTGGTCCTACATCAATTTTAGACCATTGCAAGTACATATAGTGTGTGCCTGTTAAATAAGTTTTTTTACCTTTACTATAAAACCAAAACCCTTCTTCACGTCTTTTAAATTCTTCATCAATATATTCAAACCATTTTTCTTTAAAATCCTCTGGATATTCTCTCCAATGAAATACGGTTTTTATTCTACTTAATGGTTTAGGGTATTCAGTTTTAGTCCATCTATCGTTTTCAAATTTGTGAACTTTTTCTTCTTTAGGTAAAGCTATTTTAAGGTTTTGTATTTCATATACTTCACCTATTTTACCAGTTTTACTGATAACTATAATATCATGTTCTTCATTGTATCCATACTCCCATTTATTATACCTATTCATTCTTTTAAGAACTTTAGGTTTAATATAATCGGGTATTATTTTATATAATTCTTGTTGATACATTATTTAGACCTCCCTTCTGCAAAACCTTTAAAAGTTTTTTCTTTCTTTTCTTCTTTAGGTTTATCTTCTAACATATTCTTTTCTTCTTCAATTCTATTTAGAATTTCAAAAGCATCAAAGATGGCTAACTTTTTAGTAGCTGCAGCGTTCTTTAATCTATCTGCGGAAATATCGGGTCCAAAATCTATAATGGGTTCTTTAGCAACTTTAATTAATTCTTTAACTGCTACACGCCCAGCTTGGATTATATTTTTCTTCGTTTCCTTGGTGTTCATATTTTATAACAATATCATTTGATTTCATACAATATAAGCGCTCTTTATCTACTAAAAATTCCCATTCTCCGTTAGGAGTATAACCAACTAAGTCTCCCTCGTTGATTTCTAGCGCTTCTAAAGAACTATTACCATATTTTAATATACCTATTAGGGAACGTTCTTTATCTAATGTTAGAGAATTAGTATCTTTTATTGGTTGAATAAAACATCTATCACCAAAAGTATGCCAACCAGTAGAATTTTTATATAAATATACTTGATCTAAAGAACAAAAATATAAATCATTTTTAAACCACGATCTACTTTTTTTCTTTTCTCCTCGCATATCATAAAAAGTTCTAAAAACATTTTGATGTACAACTATAATATCACCTTCTTTTATTTTAGTTTTAAAAGCTTTAGGTATTTGTACCACTGTTGCTAGTCTATTAACAAATTTCCAGTTTTCAATTTTAGTATTCACAACAACATCTTTGTCTCCGATTTTTATTGTATTACTATATTTATCACCCAAAGGTTCTATAATAAAATCATATAAACTTTTCATTAATATTCTAAATCATATTCAACTGATATAGCCATGTGAGAATTAAACTTCTTCCAAGGTAATACTTCGTTGTTTTTTTTAATATAAATATTATAAGAATTATCAGTATCTTCAAATAGAATATGAGAAATTGTATGACCGCCATACACTTGTTGCCCTAAAGCATAATGCATGGCGTCATTTTTATAATCAGATCCAATACTGATTTTTCTAATATTATTTGTCACCTTCTTTATCCTCTACTTCTTCTTCTTCTTTTTCTATTGGAGTATAGCTACCTGTTTTTAAGTCTATATTAACAGCACCATATTCTTCTTCTAAAGATCTCTTTATATCTTCCATTTCTTTTGAAAGATCTTCAAACCCACGTTTTACTCCTTCTTTTTGAATTTCAAGCATTCCTAAACGATATATTGCATCGTTAATTTTAGCTTGGGTGTCATTTACACTTGATAATTGTTCATCAGTGATTTTATTTACTTTTGTTGCTTTTTCTTTTGCCATAATTTTGATTTGATTTAATTAATATTCTATTTATATAATTACACGTAAAAAATTAATTTACGTTTCGTTTCTCATTGCTACTAATAGTGTAGCGCTAGTATTAGTACTTAGTACATAATCTGCTCTTACTGGTATTATATCTCCAGCAGATAATCCACTGAATTCAACACCATCAGCTGCTACCGGTAGATAATCTCTGACCGCTGTTATTGTTAATGTAGCATTAGTTCCACCACCAGTTATTGTAACTACATCTCCTACTGTATATCCAGTTCCAGTAGCAGTAATAGCACTAATAACAGTTACAGCTCCTGCAGCTGCTGTGTAGCTAACTTTTAATCCTGAACCATCGCCAGTAGTTGTTGTTGCAGTATCTGTAGCAGTTGTATAGCCAGTACCACCAGTAGTAATTGTTAAAGCACCAGTTGATGCAACACCACTTTGTTCACCCACTGTTCCTGCAGGAATTATATTAACATCTCCTGCTCCTCCAGCATAAATAACTGAACCCGCTAAATATGTTCCTAATGTTCCAGTCTGATTCATAAATTCCCATGCTGGAAGTCCATTAATTGTGTCGGAAGCAGAAATTGCTAAAGCTTTTCCAAAATATCCCATTTTAATTTGTTTTTATTGTTAATTATTATTTTTGTTTATAAATACTAGTTGCCTTTTCAGTCGTGCGTCCACCAAAATAGGCTAAAACGACAGCCATCATAACCTTTTCAAAAGTATCATTCCATATATTATTTATATGAAATGGTATACTTTCTACACTATCTAAAATTCCAGCTAATGAAAATATAACTATACACCATACTAATACTAGTGGGCGTACATTTTTACTCATCCAAGAATCTGACATGGAATCTGCCTCCCATCTTGAAGTAATAGCTTCTAGTTCTTTATTTTGTTGGTCGTATATTATTTGTTGTAATTTTATTTTGTCAGTTGCACTCACATCTGACTTTGTTATTTCTGCTAATGCTTCTTTTGGTGAACTAACACCTGATAGTATATTACCCAAAGTAGGGTTTATAATTGAAGCAGCGCCAAATAATAGTTGGCCAACGGTTGTTTCTCTAAATTTCTTTTTACTCATTATGTTCTATTGTAAGCTTCCGCTTCCCACGGAAGGTTTTTAGCACCTTCTTTCATTTTAGATCTTGGGTAAGTTTTACCTTTCCAATATACGTTTTCGTTATCATAATCTAAATCTCCTCGTTTCATTTGTTCTATATGAATCTTTTCGTGCTCTATAATATCATCTATTTGATTTGGGTCCATGTCTTTATTTATAACAATAGTCCCATTATTATTGGCTTTACCCGCCACTCCGTCTTCCATATCAACATGGTAAACAGGTACATTATCCGCAGAATACGGTGGATTATCTAATTTAAAAGCCATATTATTTTTTTGAAGGAAACATTTTGTTTAGGATAGTTTTTCTTTTATTACATCCGCAAGGGACACCAGTTGCTGTTGATATAGTATCAACAACTTTTTTGATGCCCGTTGCTTTTGTAATATTTTCAATTCTATCACCAAGTCCTCTTGGTTTCATAATTGATTACTTAATTAAGAAGCAGCTGGTGCTGGAGAAGTATTTGCTATTGCAAATGAATTCCAGTACATCTGATTTTGAGCAACTGTTCCTGCGCCATCTCTACCTAATTGAGCTGAAGCAACAACTCCACCTGGATTAGCAGACATAGCTCTTCTTACAGCCTCACTAGGCATATTGCTTGCTACAGTAATTGTAGTTGGATCAGCAGTATTAGCTCCTGCAGCAATAGTTGATGAAGTTTGTACTAATAGAGTAATTACTCTAGCACTCATTTCAGAAGTAACCGCAAGGATACCTTGTGCCGAATCTGCACCATAATTTACGTTGTTAGCAGACTGTATACCAGCTCCAGTATATCCTTTAAGGACAATTTGAACTGCATATCCAGAACCACCACCAATCACGTCAGTTACGCTCTCAATGTCGTCTACGTTTACATATCTTGCTCCTGAAGCAGCAGTTAAGCCTGCACCAGAATTAAGAATGTTAAATTTAATAAATCTTGCCATTTTGTTTGGTTTTTTTATTGTTATTGTTATTGTTTGACTCGAGTTTTAAACAGTTCTCGTACTGTTATTTTGTATCAAAAGGATTTGTATCTCCGTAAGGATCAAAAGTTCCTTCACTCCATTCACTTTCTTTAGGTTTAGCTTCAGGTTTTACTTTATTTAAAGGAGATCCTCCACTCATTCTTGATTGAGCAGCGTGTTTAGACATCCATGATCCACCTCTTCCTCCACTAGCATCTTTTGCTACTGGGTTATCATGAAGTAAATCATACTTTTCTTGTTTGTTTGATTCCATGTTTTAGTTATTTATTTGTTATTAATTATATAATTTTTTATTTATTTCTCTTTGCTTAGATCCTGGATCTTCTCTTCTTGGAACACACTTTCCTTCAGAATTTTTATAAAACCCTGGTGCACAAGCAATTTTTTTAGTAAGTTTCTTACTCATAGTTTTTTCTTGGTGAGCTGGTGAACCATGATGTTCTTTATCATACTTCATATCTCCTGCTAATTTAGATATATGTTTTTCATCAGCAGTCATGTTTTCATCACTATGACCATGTTTATTATCATAATCAACATCTCTTTTAAGATAATCGATATGTGCAGCATCATCTCTTTCAGATGCTTTGTAATTTTCTTTAGTAACTTTTGTGTGGGCATGATCTTTTGACCATTTTGCGTTACCACTATATTCCCCGTAATGTCCTTTATGTCCCATTTTATTTATTTATTTATCATTCTTTACAACCCAAAGCTTTAAAACCCTCTTTATCTTGATCAAAATGATCTTTACTACATTTTTTAATTTTTCTTTTTGAACCATCTTCAAACTCAAGTTCATTTGAAAAACCATCATCATTAAAAGTTAATCCGCTATCTTGATTTTTTTTTGAAGAGTTATCTACAACATTAGTTGAAGTATTACTTTGAGTTAATGCATTATATTGAGCAAGTGTTAAATCACCTGATTTATATGCGTTTAATAACTTATCGTTACTTTCTTTAAGTTTATTTTCTTCAGCTAATACCCTATTTGCTTCAGCTCTTTTTCTAAGGTCTTGAACTTTACTCATTTTTTTATTTCCTTTCTCCCCACGATCAACAGTAATATTTGGTACTAAACCTACACCAGGTTTAGTTGTAATCTCTGCCTCTTTATATCCTTCTTTACCTTTTTTTGTTTTTTTATCTAATCTTTTTTCAATTCTATCTGCTCTCTTATCTTGATGTTTAGCTTTCCATTCTGGATCACTTCTTTTTTCTACTAACATTTTTCCAAAATCACCCATTGCATCAAAAACTTTAGTCCACATATGCGCTGTAGGTTGGTAATTATAATTATAATCACTTGCATCTTCGTAACCATGTAACGGTGAAGATTTCATTTCAAGAGGTGATTCATTATCAGGATGTTTAGGATCATTAGGTTCTTTGTGAGAAGCTACTATATCTTTTCTCTGTCTTTGTAAATCTGCTAAATGGTCATAATCTTTCTCTCCTGTATTAGGATCATATTGCTGAGCTCTTGATATTTCTGCATCTTTAGCTTTTAAAGCTTTTTCATGAGAACGTAATGGGCTTTTACCCATAAATCTTTTATTAAATGGTGAGTTTTGCATTATTTATTTTTTAGTAGAACAGCCGAAGTTTTTAGCATAATTAGCCATTTTTACTACTTCTTCGCTATAATTATCTTTTTTACTCATCACTGCGTCTGCAGCAGAACAAGCATCTTTAAAACCATTTTTCTTTGCCCACGCTGTGAATTTTCCTTTATTTTCAGGTTTTATTTCTGGAAAATCCTTTTGCATGAAAGGACTATTATATTGTGCGTATCCCATGATTTATTTATTATATACTTTAGCACATTCAGTTATAGGCATTCCTTTGTAAGATAATGGTGCTTGCAGTATCTTCATTCCTGTTATACCAGAACTAGATCCACTTCCGTGTGGTCTACCTTCTTGATCTAGAGGACCGTCCCATATATGAGATTCTCCTACTATACCAACCTTTTTACCTGGTTTTAATCTTTCCATTGATGGATCGTATTTGTTATTATGCATAATTATTAGTTTTATTTATTAATATCATATTCTCTTCCACCTGCGCCATCATCTCCTGATGTTGGATCATATGGTGGATTAGGTGATTTATAAGCTCTAAGTTCTTGACGTTTTGCTTTTCTAGCTGCTTTTCTTGCTGCTCTTTTAGCTTTTCTTTCTTCTTTTTTAAGATTAAAATTTAGAGCAGATTCTTCACCATAATCTTCTTCAGGGAAATTTTCTTTTAGTGCATAAATACCAGCAGCACCTAAGCTAGCTTGTCTACCACTAAATTGTCCAAATAGACCTTCCATAGCATCTATACTACCTGGAGTTGCGGCTGCACTTGCGTCAGTAGCAGTCGACGCACTAGGGCGGGATCCAATACTAGGGTTACCTCCAGCGAGACCTCCTACACCAGTAAAATTAGTATTACCTGGATTGCCTCTTAAAAGACCTCCTAGACCTGATAGAATACCGGCGGTTCCAGCAGTGGCCATTCCTGAACCCATTAATCCTGCGAATTTTAATGGTGATTTTTTATTTTTCATCTTGTTTTATCTTTATTAATGTTATAAATTGCTTTAGTCATTACTTTATCTGTATATGAATTCCCAGCAATTAGTTTGTTTCTTCTTTCACTTGTAGGTATATCATCATATCCTAACATGATTCTATACATTCTACTTATTAATTGTTTACCTTTGAAAGATAAAGTATAAATATTATATTTTTGAGTAGTTCTATTTCTGTGTCTCCAAACTTTTATCCAATCATTTTTTAATAACTTACTCCATCTTCTATTGTTCCAACTAAAAGTATATACTCCTGCTTCAAAATCTTTCTTAGTAAATAAATCTATACAATCTAAGTAGACTAATAATTCTAATTCGGCATCTGTTAAATCATTATTTTTACATGCCCATTTTCTAATGATTCTATAATGTTTCATTAGTTTTAACTCTTTAATATCAGTAGCTTTTAATTTCATAATACTACTACAATATCTTGGGCCTTAATTATATGATAAGATTTCTTTTCTATTTCAATCTTATGTCCAGCATGTTTATCAAAGAATATTCTATCATTTGTTTTAACACCTACTACTTCAGGACCAACAGATATTACATTAGCTTCAATATATCTAATATCTTCTCTTTGGTTCTCTGCTAAAAGTAAACCACCTTCTGTTTTAGTGGTTCCTTCTTTTACTTTTTCTATTATTAAATTTCTACCTATTGCTTTCATTAATTCTTATATTATTAATTACACAATCTGTAGATAAAATAGTAGTTGCTACTGAAGCTGCATTTTGTAATGCGCTTTTTGTAACTAATAATGGATCTATAATACCATTATCAATCATATTTACCATATTTCCCGTAACCACATTAATGCCGTAACCTTCTTTTTTCGGAAGTTCAGGTTCTAAACCAGCATTTAATAATATTGTTTTAAAGGGTGATAATACAGCTTTTGTTAAAACTTTTTCTCCTTCATTTTTTTCTTTTGTATTCATCGCGGCGTTAAGCAATGCTATTCCACCACCTGGAACAATACCTTCTTTAATAGCTGCTTTAGTGGCACAGATAGCATCTTCAACCCTATCTTGTTTTTCTTTTAATTCAATGTCTGAATTCGCACCAACTTTAACTATTGCTATTCTAGCAGCTAACATAGCTAGTCTTTTTTCTAGCTTAATTACTTCATGACTAGGATTTTCTTGAAGTAATTTATCTTTTATATCTTGAATAATCTCTTGTATTTCACCAGAAGATTCATTTATTTGTATAATAGTATCTTCATGTGTGGTTATGCTTTTTAAACACGTACCTAAATGTTCTACTCTAATTAAATCTAAGTCATCACCTAAATCTTCGTTTATTATAGTAGCATCTGTTAATAAAGATAAATCATCTAAGATTTGTTTTTTATTAATACCATATGTTGGAGCATTAATAACGTTAACCTTTATGTTACCCTTAATTTTATTCATAGCTAGAGCTGATAAAACACCTTGTTCTAAATCGCCTATAATAAGCAAAGGTTTATTGTTTTTTATTACATACTCTAGCACTGTTTGAATTTGTCTAATTGTATCTATTGGAGATTCAATTAACAGTACTAATGGGTTTTCTAATTCCGCTGTTTTTGATTGTTTATTAGTAATGAAATGTGAGTTTGTAAGTCCTTTATCATATTGAACCCCATCTACTATTTCAACTTCTGTTTGACCGTTAGGTGAAGTTTCCATCATTACCACTCCGGTATAATCTACAGCTCTAAAAGCATCTGCTATAATTTTCCCTAATACAGGATCGTTATTTGTTGATATAGTTGCTATTTGATCTATCATATCTCCTTCTACAGGTTTTGCTATAGATTCTAAATATTTTACAACTTTATTAACTGCAGAATTAATACCGTCTTTTAATTCTCTTGAGTTTGTTTTATTAGAAATTTTATATGCTTCTTCTAATATAGAGTGTGCTAAAATGGTAGCAGTTGTTGTACCATCTCCAGCTTCTCTTACTGTTTTACGTGCAGCTTCTTTTAAAAGAGTTGCACCCATATTTTCTACAGGATCTAACAAAGTAACTGAATCAGCTACAGTAACACCGTCTTTTGTTATAACAGGATTACCCGCACCATCTTCTAGTATCACACATTTACCGCTAGCTCCTAAAGTGGAGCTAACAGCATCTGTGAGTTTTGTTATTCCTTTAAATACTTCTTCCCTAGCTTTGTCACCAAAGTTAAGGTTTTTAACTATCGCGTTCGACATATTTAATTGAATTTAATTTGATTTATTTAAAGGTTTTCACGACTTTAGGTCCGTTTATAAATTCTAATTTCTTAGAATAATGTTCAACTGAAGAATCAATAGCTTGTTCAGCTCCTTCTAAAGTTTCACGTCTCGTAACGTCGTGCCAAGTATCTTCATTCGGATCTTGGTGTTCGGTTTGATAAAAACCGTTTGGTAATTGCACAATTCGCCAATTAGCTTTTTGAGAAACATGTTCCCAAAGGTCTTTGGTTTCTTGTGAAATTTGTGGTTGACTATTCCACGTTCTAGTCTGATAATAAAACGTCATTGGTTTTGGTTTTAAGTTAATATTTGGTTATTGCTCTTCCCGAGCCGGGTATGTCTTTATAATCACTTGGTTTTAATGTTTTTTACTTATGCTCCTATAACTTCTGATATATCGGCAGATGATACAGTAATTATTTTATTTATATTTGTGTGACCAACACCTATTACATCATTTCCATAACCTGTAGCTGTTGCAGTAAAGCTTAAATAAGGTATTGTACTATAATTAGAATAACCGTTTAGGTTAGTAGGATTTGTAGTTGGAGCTGTATCTGGATAATCATTTAAATATTGCATTACACAAATCTTAAGATACCCAGTGCTTGTTATAGCACTAATAGCTGTTGAATTTAAATCCCAATATTGTAGAGTTGATAAATCCCGCCAAACAACAAGTCCATCATTATCCGCATAATCTACAGTATCATCAAAATTATTAATATCACTAGTTGTTAAATCTGCATTAGCATTTCCTTGAGCTGTTGACTTTACTAGTGCCACTTTCAAACCTGCACCACCACTTCCCGTCGTACTGGTAGTAGGTTTGTAATATAATTTTAAATCTGTTATAGTATATCCAGTTTGATAAGCTGTAACGTTAAATGCTAAAAACTGCCTTTTAACTAACCACTCACTTCCTTTACCTCCTGAAACATAATTTACTCTAACTGATTCAGTGTTTGTACTTGTTGATTGATTTTGAGTACTATTACCTGTAGTAGCATCACGAGCTGTCATCCAACCTAATTCACTTGTTGCTGATACCCAACCGTATTTACTTGCGCTTACTGTTGCCATAATTTATTTTTTTAATCTAATAACACCCATGTATTATCTGGACAGAAATAAATTTCATCTGTATCTATTGCATATCCAACTACCCTAACTACTGCTTCACTACTAGTCGGTGCGGTGTTAGTTACAGTACCTCCTGTTTCTGATATATATAAAGGTGCTCCAATTGTAAAACCATGACTACTATCATATAAAATTCCATTAGTTAAAATACCATTTGAGGTTGGACTTGTTCCTATCGCAAATCCTAACATACCAGTAGAATAAGTTTCTGTTTCTGATTCAGCTACTTCCCATGTACCACCACCAGATGATATTAAAGTATAATATTTTCCTGCGACCGTTGTTCCAGATCCAATTTTAATTATTGTACCAGAAACACCTGATGATAATGAAGTATCAAGTTGAATACCACCATCATCTGCTAAAACTATATCTCCAGTCATTGTACCACCAGCAAGTGGTAATAATCCAGTTGCTGCAAAAGTTATTTTTCCTGAACCTTTGGTTGTAGTTATATTAGAACCCCCTTCAAATGTTAATGTGGATCCACTTGTTACATTTACTGTAGACAGTCCATCGGAAGCCGTCCAATAATCATAATTATCTAAACCAGTAGTAGCTACAGTAACTGCGCCAGTTGCCCCACTTACAGATATATTACTTCCAGCTACTATACTTGTAACCCCTGTATTATTAACTGTTATACTTCCTGAACTTGTAACTGGAGAACCAGATACAGATATTGCAGTTCCCGCTGTAATACCTATTGAAGTAACACTACCGCTTCCTGTGCCCGCACCAATATCACTTCTTACTTGAGCCGCTGTTCTTGAAACTAATTGAGTAGCTTCAATACCAACATAACCACTAAGAGCGCCACTAGCTGCGGTATCAGTAAGATATAAATCATCACATGAAAGCGCGTCAGCACTAAGCATGTTTGAACCTGGTGTCCAACTAAGATCAGTATCATATGATAGAGTATCTGCATCACTCCAAATTGCAATTTTATTTGTAGCTCCACCGCCATCCCATGTAAATGGTGCTGAATTTGTTACGGTTATACTTCCTGATCCTGTAACTGGAGAACCAGATACACTTATTCCTGTACCAGCAGTAATTCCTACTGAAGTAACTGTTCCATCTCCTGTACCTGCACCAATATCTGATAAAACTTGTGCATAACTTCTACCTTCTAAACCATTTGCTGTAAACTTAGCATAATCATTATCTGCTACCGAAGCATGATCTATTTCTACAATATTATCATCTGCTATACCTATTGCTCTTGAGTTTATACCTGAAGTACCGTTTCCTAATAAAACTTGTCCAGATGAAAGAGTACTTCTACCTGTACCACCATTAGCAACAGCTAAGTCAGTGCCTGACCAATCACTATTATTAATTGCAAGTGTTCCAGTTAATGCTATAGTACCAGTTCCTGTAATAGTTCCGCCTGTTACTCCTAAGCCATTAATTGTACCAGCACTAGTCGCTACGGATGTTACACCACTACTACTTACTGAGGTAGGTAGTGTATATGTTTTTAAATTATGTCCTGTAACATGACCTGTAGCATTTACAGTAACACTTGTATAAGCCGTAAATGTATCAGCTGATGTTAATGTTTCAGATGACGTTGTTTCTGTGTCAGTTTGACTATCGTGTGTAATAGTTACAGATCCGGATGATCCTCCGCCACCTATTGGTGAAGTTGTACTTACATTTGTAATATCCCCACTGTTTGAAGTCCATCCGCTATCATTATTCATAGTAGATAAATCTATGTCTCCTGGTGCTATCTTATAAGTTGTTCCTGCGGTATTAGCTATAGAAAACCAATCCGCATTACTTGATGTAGTTGTAGTTGTTGAATCTTCAACATCTAATGTAAGAGTTACATCTCCTGATGTTCCACCTCCGGACAATCCTACTCCTGCTTCTACCCCTGTAATATCTCCAGGACTTCCACTAGATGCTGCAGTAACGTGACCTGTTGCATCTACTGTAATAGAAGCGTGTGTATAACTCCCTGCACTTACCCCTGAAGCTGCATGGGCTATTGTAACAGAACCTGAACTTCCTCCACCTGTTATCGGTGAAGTAACACCTACGTTTGTAATATCCCCGGAATTTGAAGTCCAGCCAGAATCATTATTCATGGTGGATAAATCTATATCTCCTGGGGCTATTTTATATTGTGAACTAGATGAGTTTGTGATAGCAAAGAAATCTGCATTACCTGAATCAGTTGTTGTAGATAATTCACTTAAATCAATAGCTATACTATCAGCTCCAACATCAATTCCTGTACCAGCTCCAACATCTAAAGTAACTGTTCCAGATGTTGTAATTGTTCCACCGCCAGTTAAACCATCCCCTGCTCCTACAGTTATACTTGTTACGGTACCTGTAGTTGAAGAAGTACCCGCTCCAATTAAAGATCTTACTTCTGCTGCGCTTATTCCTGTATTTAATGTAGGACTTGCACCATCAGATAAAATCGCAGGAACTCCTGTATCAGAAGTTTGAGTATTTGTAACAGTTATAGTACCACTACCTGTAATTGGAGAACCTGATATGCTAATCCCACTTCCAGCAGTTACCGCTACTGAAGTTACTGTGCCAGTATTTGTAGTAAATCCTGAATCATTACTAAATATACTTAATCCAATTTCACTTGCTGCTTTTCTTCTTTCAGCTGAACTATCTAATACAATAAATTCGTCACTACCTGTCATAGTAGCTGTCATGTCGGTAAATTCAGATAAATCTAAACTAAGACCAGTTGCTGTTGAATCTATACCAGCGCCTAATGTAAGTTCAGTTAAATCTAAATCAATATCAATTGTACCACTGCCTGTTATAGGAGAACCTGATACATCTAATCCTGTTCCTACTGTTACAGCTACTGAAGTAACTGTACCTCCTGAAGAAGGAGAACTATTTGTTATTGTATAAACACCACTACTATCACTAACACTAATTCCTGTTCCCGCTTGAATTGCGGCTGCACCCACTGTAGTACCTGTTGCATTACTAATTCCTATTGTCCCACTACCTGTTATAGTACCACCTGTAATTGGAGAACTGGTTGCTACACTAGTTACTGTTCCTGAATTAGTTGTCCAGCCAGAATCGTTATTCATTGTAGAAAGATCAATATCTCCCGGGGCTATTTTATATGTAGTACCTCCTGTGTTGGCAATAGAGAACCAATCCGCATTACTTGATGTTGTGGTGGTAGTTGAGCTTTCTACATCTAGTATTAGTGTACCTGTAGTAGTTATTGTACCTCCGCTTAATCCAGCACCTGTTGCAACACTGGTTACAGTACCTGTAGTACTACTTGAAGTAGGCATTGTTACTGTCTTAAGATTTAAAGCAGTAATATGTCCATAAGTTCCAGTTGTTACCGAATCAACACATGTAAATGTTCCAGCTGATCCTGGTGAAGCTGATGAAGAAGTATCTGATCTTGATGTTGTATCATGATTAACAGTTACTGTACCTGAAGTACCACCACCATTTAAATAATTACCTGCTGTTACCCCTGTGATGTCCCCTGGACTTCCACTTGACGCCGCTGTTATTCTTCCTTGTGCATCTACAGTTATTGCTGCAGAGGTATAACTTCCAGCGGTAACTGCTGTATCTGCTAAATCTATCGTACCAGAACCTGTTATAGTTCCTCCGTCCAAACCTGTTCCCGCAGTGATGCTTGTTACTGTACCATCACCTGTACCAGCTCCAATATCTGTTCTTACTTGGGCTGGAGTTTTTTCTATAAGATTACCTGATGAATTTGCAATTATATAATAAGCTGAAGTTCCTGTAAAAGTTCCACTACCATACTGACCAAAATTTATTTCTGCATCAGAGTTTATTTTTAGTGCAGTTTGTAATGTATCAGTTGCTTTTACTTCAAATTTTATTCGAGTTGGAAAAGTATCTGTATCCCACGTGCCATCAGCTTCTACTGACATCCTTGCTCCTTCATTATAACTACTTGGATCTGCACCTTTAAATATCAGTTGTCCTATATCATTACCAGAAACTATAGTAGCATCATTTCTTTCAAAATTAAGAACTGGTACTGTATCCTCTCTTCTTATAGATACATTTTGACCTTGGAATCTACTAATACTTTCTGTAAGGTTTAATTTTGTTTCAGCATCTATTTGTAGTTGCATTGATGTACTTGCTACTCCTTCTCCTGCATCAGCGTCTATGTACATTGAAGTATTTCCAACTCTAAATCTACCTACTAAATTATTTGTAGTATCTTTTATATTTAGTTGAGGCGTACTTGCTGCTTCAATATATAAGCTACCTGTTAAAGGAACGCCTGAGCCAGCTGTAAGAGGTAAATAACCACTTAATCTTGTGGTTGTGGCGTCATATATTTGATCACCAGTTGCTAATGCAGTTCCGCCATTTGTTACAGCACCTGTTACAATAGTTAATGCTGGAGTTGTTGTTGAATTAGCTACTGTCAATTGATCAGTTGTACTAGACGAAACTGAAGTAACTGTACCTGTATATTGATCAGTAGAGTTAATAGTAACAGTTGATCCAGTTGCGGATGTTGTTACGTTTGTTCCACCAGCTATGTCGATTGTTCCAGTACTTGTTATAGCAGATGTACTTCCTGAATCCGATGTGAATGTTATTGAAGTAACTCCTTGGGCATCACTTCCAGTAGATGCTGCGGTAAGTCTACCTTGGGCGTCTACTGTTATTGAAGCGTTAGTATAAGAACCTGCACTTACTGCTGTGTCAGCTAAATCTATTGTACCTGATCCAGTTATTGTACCACCATCTAAACCTGTTCCTGCAGTAACACTTGTTACTGTTCCTTGTGGATTACTAAATGAAGTAGTTAAAGTACCACCATCTTGTTGTGTAAGCGTTAAAGTAATAGTTGATGAACCTGAATCACTAAATGCAGTTATCATGTTATCGTAAGCCTCATTCCACTCTGTAGAAGTTCCACCAGTAGCAGTTACTATGCCTGTTACTGTTACTCCCGCACTATCAGTTGCTAGTTTTGCAGAATCATCATAATATAAAGTAACTGCCCCACCATCCTCACAAAGTATATAATCTTCACTAAAATTCTGAGTTTGTAGTCTTATATCATTACCACCAAATCTAAGTTGCCCAGTAATATTTTTAATACTAGAATTTCCACTTGAATGATATATTTTTAAATCTGAGCCATCTCCAAAAATTAATTCTGCATCATCTGGAAAACTTCCGTGATTTAAAAAATTTATAGCCATAGCTAATATTTATTATATTTAATTTATGCTACTCTTGTAAGAATAACCTCATATGTTCCTTGTGATATACCGCTACCAACAAAATTTATTGTCATGTCTTTAGTTCCTCTGGTTACATCAGCATATACTGTTTCACCACCTGAAGTTATTACCTCACATGATACATCTAAAGAACTAGCTAATGTTGGGAATACTGATGCGTGATCTAAATCAACTACCCAACCTTCTGTTCCAGCTGGTGCACCTGATTGTGCAGCAACATAACCAAGAGCTGTATCTAATGATACTCTCATACCACGCGAAACAGTGTTGATTAAGTTATCAACTGTAATTGCATAATTTCGATCAGCAGTAACATCGTGTATTAATAATTCATCACCGCCTGCTGGTGCTGCACCTAAATTTGTAGTACCTTTAATATCGATACCAACTTTTACTGCTCCAGTTGTAGGAGATACAATAGCTCCAAGTTCATCATTAGTAGATGATGCAGCTACTGAGGTTACTGCTCCAGTTGTATCTGTCCAAGGGACATTTACTACTAATTGATTTGAAGAATTAAATTGAATTCCGTAAGTTCTACTTGCTGTAGTCGTAACCGCGTTAGCCGCAGTTGTCTGTGTAGTATCATCTTCTAACTTACCTAATCCTAGAGCAGATGATGTCATCGCACTGTATGTAGTGTTCGTATCCGTCCAAGGTACATTTACTACCGCTTGTTCTGAGCTATTAAGCTGAATACCATAAGTACGACTAGCTGTTGCAGAAACCGCGTTAGCAGCTACACTTTGCTCTGTATCGTCTTCTAGTTTAACAAGTCCTAATGCCGAAGCTGTTGCTACACTATAAGTTGTATTTGTATCAGTCCATGGAACGTTTACAACAGCTTGATCACTAGAGTTAAACTGTATTCCATATGTTCTACTAGCAGTTGCACTAACAGCATTTGCTGCTACTGATTGTTCAGTGTCATCTTCTAACTTCATTAATCCTAAAGCTGAAGCAGTTGCTGCGCTATAAGTAGTGTTTGTAGGAACAGCCCAGGTGTTATCACCTCTAAGGAAATTACTTCCTGAAGGAGTACCTGTAGCAGATAAATCTATCGTACCCATTGTAACTGCTCCATTAGCAGCACTGTTTTGGGTACCAGCGGAAACGAATGTTCCGTTTGTATTTGTAAAGCTATTAACTACAATACCTTGAGATACAATAACCCAGTCTGTTACTACAGAAGCACCCGCGCTCGCTGCAGACTTACATATTACTGAATCACCATCATCTAATGGATAAGATGCGTTTGCGTAGAAATTACCAGCACCAGTAACTACATAGTAATCACCAACTGTTATTGCAACTCTTGAACCACCAGAAGTAAGATTACCTCCACCGTCAATAGCACCACCATCAGCATCAAAGCCGTCTTTAAAAGTTAAACCTCCTGAAACTAATGTATCAACATATCCTTTAGTTGCTAAATCAGTAGAAGCTGTAGGTGTTACACCTGTTACTTTACCGCCAAAGCTTGATTGTCCAGTTCCAGAAACTGTTAATTCTCCAGGAACCGTTACATCATCTTGTAAACCGATTGTAATATCACCACCGTCACCAGTAGAAGGAGTTGTAATTACAATTCCCGTAGCAGTACCTGAGAATTTAGCAGTAGTAGTACTACCACCTCCACCACCAGTTAATGATAGTGTAGATTCATTAGATGATACTGCGCCTACGCTTAAAGCATAAGTATAATTAGTTGTAGTATCAGTCCATGGTACGTTTATTACGCCTTGGTTAGAACTATTAAGTTGTAGACCATAAGTTCTCGATGCTGTAGTTGTAACTGCATTTGCAGCTGTAGTTTGTGTTGTATCGTCCTCAAGTTTAACTAAACCAAGTGCGGAAGAAGTTGCAACACTATATGTAGTGTTATCATTTGGAGAAGTAAGTGTCATTATAAATGGATCTCCAGTTGTACCTGCACCTGAAAGATTTGTTGCAAGTGCACCAGTAGCAGTTACAAACTTTAAAAACTTATTATCAGAAACTGTTTCATCATCATCACCACTATCTCTTACAGTCCAGTCATCCATTGTTCCTGGAGCTGATCCAGAGGATGCTGCAGTTAATCTACCTTGTTGATCAACTGTTATAGATGAATACGTATAAGATCCTGGAGTTACAGCTGTATCATCAAGATCTATAGTTAATACATTTGGAGTACCAGAGGTTACAGTAGTTGTAATACCAGTATCTCCTTCAAAATCTACTCTAAATCCATCATCTATTTCTATTGGAGTACCACTATCTCCTTCTAGTTTCCACCAAGAATATGCTCCAGCAGGAGTTGCCCAAGTATTATCCCCTCTAAGGAAAGTAGTACCACTTGCTGAACCTGATGCAGAAAGATCTATAGTTCCCATTGTTACCGCGCCAGTTGCTGCGGTATTAGTAGTTCCAGCTGAAATGAATGTTCCATTCGCATTTGTAAAAGTTGTTACACCAGTACTAGATCCGTCCATTGCGACCCATGCTGATGCGTTTCTATAATACATAATATCATCAGTAGTATCATAGTACATAGCACCTTCTGTAGTGGTAGGTGCGGAACCTGTAGGATCAATAACAACGTTTGTTAAGTTGTTTTGATTAAAATTTACGGTATTTAAAAATTGTATTGGCATTGCGTTGTTTGTTTATTTGTTAGTTTAAGTAAGCTTTACCTGCTTGATTGCCAGCGAAGGTAACAGTTACTTGATTTACATTATCGTAATCTACCTGTGCATTAACTACTCTTGGAGTTACATTAGTATCAGTTACTGACACAGAAGGGTATTTGTTTAAGTTGTGTACTATCACCCATGGATTACCAGGTACTCCTTGGGTATAGGTAAAAGTTTTATCGTATGAATCACTAATGTCAAAATGAATTAGTGTATATTGTTTGTCGTTTACTATGGAACCGTTTCCGCCGATATACGTTAAACCAGCTTTGTAATACAGAGGATCTGTATCTTTTACATAAGTATCTAATGTATAATGACCAAATTGACTAATTTGATCTCCTTGTCCTAGTAAAATATTTTTTGTTTTTATATAGTCTAAAAAAGCAACTACATTTTGCCCGTTAATTTCTGTTACCGATAAAAATAAATCTGTAATGGTATTAAATCCTGAACCAGCACCGCCACCACCTACTGCTGATACTGTACCTTCACCACCTTTTTCAGCATCAGTCCATTTAAAGGACATTTGTCCTCCGATGTTTACTTTAGCATTTATGTTTAAATACTCAGCTACTGCTTCCGCAGTGAATTGCTTGGTTCTTCTATTTGAACCTTCTGTTCCTATCCATGCGTCGTTATCTTGAACTGTAGTATCGTATGGATATGAGCTAATTCTTGCCATGTGTTAGTTTGTTATGAGTATATTCTTACTTCAAAAGGAGCATTTGATATTCTATCGTCTTCCTCATTTGTATTAACTGTTATAACTGTTGTACTTGTTCTAGTCCAGTTCAATTGTGTGAAAATATGATTGGACTCAAAAAACACAATAGTTTTATCAGCCGTAAATAACGCAGCACCACTGGTAACAGTATAAAGTCCAGCGGATGTTCTAGCCCAAGTTAATGTTTGACCGGTTGTGTTTTGGAGTATTGTTTGGGTGGGATCAGCTGTACCGTCTTGATTAACCAAAGCAGTATACACTGTATATCCCAAATCATAAGAATTAGCAAAAGCTGCTAGCTGTGACACCGTGAAGTTCTTTGTAAGGTTTTTAGTTTCACCGTTTGCATCTGTATATTTCTGTGTTCCTGGGATAAGATCAGAAGATGCTGGTGTTCCTAAAGGATATGTTGATATATTTGCCATTTTTTCTCGAGTTTGTTATAGTTTATATACTTACAGGTTATTTCTCGTTTTTACATATTATTTTTCCCCCTTATAAGGTATATATAGGGTATATAGTATATATATTACTCCTATCTAGATAATATACGTAGTATATTATCATTAAGGGAGAGAGCTTTTCTAAAAAATATTACGAATAGAGAGGTATAGCGTCCCCCCTCCTCTCTCTAACTCTTTTTACTCTGTAAAACCCCTTTTTTTTGGCTGGCCCTACCCTTTTTAGGGCTTTTTTAGGCCTTTTTCTGGTAAAACCTATCAAGCATTTCACAGACAAAATATCTTCCGAAGTGGATAATATAATAAACAATGTATGATTATTCAAACTAATAAATATCAAACTCAATTAATATCAAAATTAATTCAAAATCAATTTCATTACAATTTTATAATATTAAATAATAAATTAATATCAACTCATAAAATTACTACTAAACAAATTGATTCAATTTCTAAATTATTAAATAAACATTACTTAAAATATAAAATATATAAAAAATGATTCAAACTAAATTATCAAAAGAAATATCAATAGAAAATAATCTATTCATGTTTAATAATAAATTATATGAAAAATTATATAATCATAACTATAAATATAGATTTTTTATAAATCAAAATAATTATGATTATACTAATAAATTATAATATGACAAGTTGTCACTAGTATGACACTATGACACTTTGTCAAATACTTATGACACTTTGTCATATAATAAACAAATTAACACTTATGAACATTACAGACAAATTATGTTTATAATTGGATAATAATAATATAAGATCTTGAAAATCAATTTCTTAAATATAAATAATAAATAATAAATTAAAATTAAAAACTATGTCAAACTTAAATTTAAAAAGATTTGTGATAAGAAAATCACTAATCGGTAAAAACACAACTATAAATGTTGAATTCAAAAGTGGTAAGAAAGTATCTTATAATCACGATGAAGTGTATGAAATTATGAAAGATAAATTAAATTCTCTTAATTGTTTCAAAAAATACAACTCATATACTAGTTCAACTAATGTACCTGTTGTAGTGAGAGAAGTGTGTGAAGTACAGTAACATACTACTCTAAATTAATATTTTGGAACGAGGAAGAGTTCGATTCTCTTCATATTAACTAATATTAAATAATAAATTATGAATAGAGAAGAAATCTATAATCAAATAATACAAGAATATTCACATTTACAATATGAATTTGAAGGTGATGAATTACAAGATGAAATAAATAAAATAATAGATAATGTATAAAAAAGTAACAATTACACTAAAATCTAATCTAACCTTTGATGAAATAAATAATCTTCTTGAAGATATATTCTATGATGGAAGTCACTTTGATGATCTTGAAGATGTAGATTGGGAAATAAAAGAATAATAATATGAAAAACTTACACGAACAAGCGATAGAACTCATGGAGAAATTAGATGAGAAATATCAACTTAAAGAGGAAAAAATGTCACTTGATGAATATTTATATGAATATGTATATACTTTAAGTGATGAAGAAATAGATGAATGTATTGACTTAATAGATAAATTTGAATAATGAAGAAATATTATAGTAAAATACAACAGAGATTTGTAGATAGAGATGATTACTTTGATGAATTATTGTACTCAACTCTTAAACAAGAATTTAATAACCCAATAAAATATGAAGATGATGGAATTTAAAGATTATGATGCGAATAAAATCGCTGCAAAACTAAAACAAGTACAAGAATTTGAAGCTAAATATGGTGAAAACGACTCCATTAGAGGTTGGAAAAAATGGTGTACTGACTATGAATATCGCAAAAGAGAGTGGACTTGGCGACAAGGAATAGCGAAATATGCTGAAAATCCACTAAATATGGTTAAATAAAAATAAATAAAATGAGTAAAACTAAAGAATTAGATAGATTAGTGAATAATATATCAGAAGAAATGTTAGAAAAATTATATAAAGTAAGTGATTTCCACTTATCTAATAGTGATTTAAATATTGAGTATAATAATGAAGCGCTTTATAATGACGCTCACAGTTATATAATGGAAAGAGTAATAGAAAATTTAAATAAACAAATATATAACCTTAAATTATGAATAAAATGTTAATAACTTTAGCACTCTTAGGAATACAAGAGACTAATGAAGTATGCTTTAGACAATGTGAAATTAAAGATCAGTGGGGAGTAATCCATCATGATAAAGTAAAGAAGTATGATAATCTTCAACAATTTCTCGCTACAAATCCACAACTAGATACTTATGTTTGTGTAGATGAGAACATATGGGGAACGAAGATCTTTAGAAAGTTTAAATTCTTTCTTAAAGACTTTAGAAAACCAGATAAAAGATAGAGAATTACAAACAAAATACAATTATTTTTGGATAATATAATAAAAACAAAATGAAAAAAAATCAAATTAAATCAATATTTCTTATTATATTGTTATCTTCAGCAAGTTTTATAGCTGGTAGAGAAACAATGACACAAGAAATTAAAGAAAGATGGGAAAACAGGTTTGATAGTGATTGGTATCACTGGCAAGATGTTGAAACATTTATCTTAGGATAATAACTAAATTATGAATTGGAGACAAGAAAGACAAGCGCTAGAAGACGCTTACGCAAGAAGATTACTCGTAGAATATAATATTCGCGAAGTAACTACACAAAGACAAGCAAAAAATGGAACAAGAGAATTTGAATTTCCTGTACCTGCTTGGCATTATAGACATAATGGTAAGTTAATATCTTCTGACAAAAGATTAAGATTAGCTTGTTTTAAGACAGGTTATGTAAGAAATCAAAATTCTTGCTCATCTAATTATCAACTTAACAAACAATATAAACAGAATGTTAGGTGGACTATGTTAGATGGAGATAAGTTATATACACATAAAACTGTAATGATAGCAAGAGAAAAAATATATAGTGGACTAGCAAGAATGAATTATATGCTAGAATTCTACAAAAGAAATTACTTAAATTAAATAAATTATGAATAGAATTAAATTAACAAGCAAAACAACACTTAAATTAAACGATGTTAAATATAAGGGTTATGATGTTGGTAGTTTACCTCCAAGATTTGGATTTAAATATAAAGAAGACAAAGAAGGTATTTATCAATGGTTTAACTATAAAGGTTTAACATGGGTGATAGATCAAGATCATTGGAGTAAATTTTTATGAGAAAAATAGAAAGAGTATTTTATCTCATTATTTTAACAGGAATGAGCTTTTTTATAGGTGTATTTTATACATTTTATAAAATAGATCAAAGAATGTGGAATGAAGAATTGTTAAAAGCAAGAGATATAGAAACAAGATATATTAATTACCAACAAAAAAGATGTTATAAAAAATCTGATTTAGATTTAATAATACTAGGAGAAATACAATAATATGAATAGTAGAAAAAAATACGAGGAAATGAAAGAAGACTATATTGACAAAGAAGCAACAGAGCTTTGTGGTCAAATAGAAAGACAATTAGAAAGAATTATAACATTTGACAATGGAATGTTAGATGATAAAACTTTTGATAAAATTAAATCATATGCCATTAAACTTTTAAAAGAATGGCACTTGTAAAATAACGGACAGAACCAAGACGAGTAGGTTAATAGGATTTGGGTGGGTTAATACCGTAAAGAGACCGCTAAGCGCGGTCCCTAAATCACGTAACTGAATTGCTTGTGTGACTCTGATTATTTTACTGATAACTAGGTATGGCGTGGAGAAGGCTTAATGCTGATTATCCCACTGACTACTGACGGGTAAAGAGGTTCGATTCCTCTTCTAGTTACTAAATTACAAACAAAATACGAATATTAATGGATAATATAATAAACAAATGACAACATTACTAGCACAACTAAGACCAGAAATCGTTGAAGCTCTTGAAAAGAGTAGAGATAAATATGATTACTGTATCACTGAACTGTATGAAAGTTTAGATAATAAATATTTATACAGTGAACTAAGTGTAGGAGAAATGAGAGATTTGATTCTATGGGCAGATATAGATGAGAGAACTTGGGATTATGTTGACTGGAAATTTGGTGTAAAACTATTTAAAGATGAAATTAGATAAATATAAAATGAATTTAAGAGTAGATGGGAGTAATGTATACTCTTATAATACTCTAGTTGCTGAGATAATTGGTGACGAACTACATAAAGTAGCGTGGAGAGTTAATGGTATGACTTCAAGTCCTACTACTTCTAAACATGTTAATTATGTAGCAAAAGAACTTAACTTAAAATTAATTAAATGAAAACACTTACTGAAGAACTAATTCTAAAGAGATTAGCTAAAGATGGCATGACTGAGCCAAATGAAACAAGTCAAGAAGATAGATTACTATTATTAGAAAATATATATAACTTTTCAATTGTAAAGGATTGGGATAAGTGTGATGCTTATTTTTATACTGACGCTACCGCAGATGGCTATGAAGTATGGATAGCAACTGAACAAGAAGGTAATGTATGTATTAATGAAGATGTATATTATTATGAAAATGAATGGTTTGAAAAACTAGCTGACTACTTAAGAGATGGATGTAGAGTTTATGTAGACTCTTATAGCCAAGATGAATATGGATTTGAAGAAGTTATAGAAGCTTTATATGAAGAATGGTATATGGATAAATATGAAGAAATTGAAGATCAATTAAAAGATGAAGGATATGAATATCCTGAATCTGAATAAAAAATAAAGTTGAATTGAACTGGTGAGGGCTCGTTATGAACTCAGGAATATTCAACAATAGAGACAGTGGCATACAGGTCACGTTAGGCGATTACCGGGTGTAAGACTCAGCGGGAGTATTCCTTAGAGCAACCGATCGTGGTGCGTCAAAACAGAAAACGGTATAAATGATAATTCTAGAAACTACCTGTTCCGAAACACTGTCTCATATGGGCGTGAAATGGTTAGAGTAAGATGTTGGCAAGCTGTGATCTCTATGAGACATCCAGTAGCTATCTTACTAACGCAGGTTCGATTCCTGCCACGTCCACTAAATACCGGCCTAACAGTAAACCGACGCCTTGGCTTCCTTGAGGTATCAGTTGTACAAAGCCAGTCGTAGTGACAGCCGGTAAAATATTGCGGGATAGAGCAGTTGGCCAGCTCGCGAGCCTCATAAGCTCGAGGTCGTAGGTTCGAATCCTACTCCCGCACCTAAATTAAATAAATTATGAGTACAAGAAATATAATAAGAGTGGTGGATAGACATCACACAAGTGAATTTACAGAAGGATTCAGTGTTCACCCTGATAGAGTAATTGAACATGCATATGTTAATATGTATATGCACCATGATGGTTATCCTGAATGGCAAGGAGTACAAATAGCTAATTGGCTATTGGCACATAATAATTCCAACTCAGATGGAGCTAGAATGGCGAGTAAATTAGTACATGATATGTATTATGATAGTTGTTATTTATATCCTAATGACGCGGATATTATAGATGTAGAGTATATTTATACTATATGGAGTGGAGATAAAAAGAAAATTCATGTAACTTGTTGGAACTTATATACTAACAAGTGTATATTTGTAGAGACACCGTCTAAAATTATATCCAGATATGTAAGAGATAAAGATCCTATGCCATATACTGATTTTGCTAATGGAGAAACAAGGGAATCCCATATCTAATACATAGATAAATATTTCATATTTATAATGAATATAATTATATAATTACATGTTTAAAAAAAGAATTACAGAATTTATAAAATTCCTATTAATATGGATCAGTCAACAACTAGCTATCCCATTTTGGATAGTAGGACATATCCACTTATCAATACATAGTTTTCATGACCTATATGAAATATTAAGTAGTATAGGCATGAATATTATTGTAGCAATAGGATTTTATATAGATTACAAACAAACGACAACAAAAATCGGATAATATGACTGATGAACAAATAAAACGTTTAGCTCAATTAGTAGCTGAAGAAATTATTAAACAATTAGAGGTTAAAGAGATGGATCATCTATTAATGGAAAAGATGGGAAGTCCTTATGAACTATTAATAGCAGAATTAGCTAGATTAATGACTCTAATGGTTACTTATGAAGACACAGAGCAGTATGAAAAAGCTGCGATTATTAAAAATAAAATAGATAGATTACAAAAACAATTAGAAAGATTATGAAAATAAACCCAATGTTAGCTCAAAAAGTCGATGAAAGTAGAATCGACTGGAACTCTATAGTATATATGCAACCCAAACTAGATGGGGTTAGATGCTTATTTACTAAGAATGGAGCGTATTCTAGAACTGGTAAAAAGTTTAAGAATTTAGCACACATAGAAAAAGATTTAAAAGCTTTTTTTAGTAAATCCCCTAATACAGTATTAGACGGAGAATTATACAATCATGAATTAAGAGATAATTTTGAAAAGATTATATCATTAGTTAGAAAACAAAAACCAAAAAAACAAGATAGAATAGAAGCTGAAAATCTTATACAATATCATGTTTATGATGTAGTTCAAGCTAAATCTTATGGATTAAGATATGGTTACTTACTTAAAAAGAAAATTTACAATGAACATATAAAACTAGTAGATAGCGTGACAGTTAAAAATATGACTAGAGCTAGAAGACAACATCAAAAGTTTTTAGATAAAGGATATGAAGGATCTATACTTAGATTAGATAAGAAATATGTTCAAAAAAGATCGTGGCATTTAATGAAATTCAAAGATTTCCACGACGCTGAAGCTACAATCATAGGGTATGAAGAAGGTAAAGGAAAAAGAAAAGGAACTCTAGGTAAATGGTATATGGAAGATGAAGAAGGTATTAAGTTTGGATGTCCTCCAGGTAAAGGATATACTTATAAAGATATGGCTGCGATGACAAAGAATATACATCATTATATAGGAAAAACAGCTACATTTACATATTTTGAACGAACTAAAGCTGGAAGTTATAGACATCCACTATTTAAAGGACTAAGAGATTATGAATAAATGTAAATTTTGTGGTAGTACGGAATTAGTATACCACCAGTATATAATATGCGACTCAAAATGCCAAGAATGTGGTGAGTGGCAGAATGGAGATTATTTAGAGGACCAAGATTTATCATCAACAGGTTCTCCTTATTTCCATCATAAAAACAAAAAAGATGAGTAAATTAATATGGCAATTATACAACGACAATATGATCTCAGAAGAGGTGGCGATGATCTTATTAGACAAACATTATGACCGTCTCAATAATAAAAGATACAAATGACACAAAGAAAATTATA